AATTGTGGCGGTCATTTTAGCGCAATACTCATTTAGCAATCTGTCAATCTTTTCTTTTGCTGCTCTTGGGCAATGCTTCGCAATAGAGAATAATTCGTCTGAGGAAACGTTTTTGGGCGCTTCCCCTGTGGCGGCGATTAGTTCACGAACCAGCGTTTCATATTGCTTTCTTAGTTTATCGTCTGCCTTCAATAATAACTTGGTGATATTCTCCTCCTGGCTCATTACTCTTTGCTGTCTTGCTCCTTATTTTCATCAACGATTAATCCAGACAGCATTTCTTTTACTTGCTCGCCCGTCCAAGGTAAATCGTAATATTGTGAATCATTTCCTGCCATAGCTTTTATAAGTATTGGTTTTTTGTCGTTTGTTCTAATAATTTTCTTTTCTGACGTTCTGAGGTACAGATAACCTTTTGGCGGTCTTTGTGGCTTTTCTGTAGGAATCTTGCAAATTGGTCTGATTGAAACGCAATTTAAGCCGTCCAGCCTCACGACCTCAACCAAAGGTGGGTCTGTCGCGCGTCTTACCTTAACATTTATACAAGCCATAATTTATTTGCATATAACTACATCTGTCGTTAATGTAACAATCTCTTTTCTGAATCCATCATCACAGTCTTCATCTGGAATCTCCGCGGTGATACGGCATTGCAATGGGCCAACGCCAAGTTCATAGCTATTGAATGAGGCAACATAATTGCCTGAGTCAATACGAATCATTTCTTTCTTCTTAATGGTCAAGGAACGATTGGAATACACGAAAAAATCAACCTTGAAATCATAATCATCCATAGAGTACCCTCCGCAGGCATCAATATGAATGTTCATTTTTAAATCTGTGCCTAAAGATGGCTGCAACAAATCTTTCATATCACTTTGAAATTATGCCTGCTGCGTCTAACTTGTCAACAAGCGTTTTGAGAATTAAACGTAATCTATTAAGATAATTATCAACGTCTCTGATTTCGCTTGATTCTGGCGCTGCTTTAAGCGTCTCGTAGTCAGAGCCAAGATTAAGAACTGCCTTTTGCGGCATCTGCATAAAAGTCCATGAAGACCAAATGCCATTTTCATTCCTTGACCTGTATGCCTCAGAATAAATTGTTGATGAATTGGCAAACCCTGCTTCCGTTGATGCTTTTATTATTCCTCCTCGGATAACCTGTAAGACAACGCCTTTCGCCATCCACATAGGGTAGTTTGTTCCTGTTATCAATCGTCCGTTGACGGTCAACTTAAAATGCCCTAAGTATTTCGTGTTGGTATAGTCAAGGGCATTCAAACCAGCAACGGCCTCGCTCTCATTGTTGTAATCCGCAATCTTGATAAATGGGTCATAGTAGGCGTCAGAATCAGCGCTAATGCCCCTAATTTGCTCATGCAGGAGTTTTTGAGCCTCCGTGAGTGCTGATTGCGTTGCTTTGTTTGAAATGTCCGCTAAGAGCTTGTTTATGTCTTCTGCGGTATAGTTTATCTTAGCTTCTGCCATTTTTATTCTCCTTTCTTAGTTTATGTTCTATGTCTGCCAAACGCGAATAAATTCCGCTTACTCCGCACATTACCTGCGGCGTGTCGTATGGAATATCACTTTTTAGTTCAAAGCCTATAATCCTGCTCTCTCTTGCGCTTTTTGAAACCTCGGTAAAATCCAACGAGACAAGTAACTTTCCTTCTTTGTCTGTTAATGTATTTCCATCTGCATCAATCAGCGTGCAATTTGTCATTTCAGAGCCTGTAATGGATGGGTCTTTTATACTGACCCTTTTTCCCTTCTTCATTAAGTTGGCAATATTCTCAAAAGCGAAATTTGAAGCAAAACTTATAGTGTAAGTCCTGTCGTCAATTCTTGCCTTCTTTAGGTATTCCTCGGCTTTGGCTTTCAGTTTCTTTTCTGCCGCCTCGACAACGCCTGTTGCTGCCATAGCTCTTAGGTCAATTCCATACAACAAGACTGAATCCCCTATTTTTGGGCATAGCGTTTCGTTCGGGAAATCACTGCCGTATGTCGTATTTCTTACGATTTCAAACCACTGGCTCTTGCTGTCATTCATAGAATAACCATCGGGGTTGAATCTTACCTCAAAATCCATTCCTGCCAGCTTGCTTGTGCTGCTTGTGTCTTCGTTGTCCGTCAAAAACGAAATAGTCAGAGTTGAGCCATCCTTGGCCAAGTAGTCATCACAGAAGTAAAAAACACGCCCTTGTTTATCGCTCAGTTGAACGCGAAATTGCTTCCAGTGCTTTTCTGTTTTCTCTCCGTCTGAATGTTCTTCAATATCATATCTATCTCTCGTCTCGATGGCTGAGATATGAAGCTCTTCGTTTGGGAATATATCATCAAAGATTTTTATTTCTTCAATGTGCTGCAACTCATTTAGGCCGCCCACTTCAACGCAATTCAGTCCATTTGGCAACATTAAACGTTTGTCGGTGATATTGTTGAGCATTTCCATGCCCTCTGCTGTTGTCGGCGTGTCCTCCTCGTATTCATTCAAAAACCACGCAATAGGCAATTTGTATTCAAGCAAGCCTATCATCACAAACTCTCTGTTAAGCAAATTTGCTTTGACCTCTACCTCAGTCGAACCGTATCTTGCTGTTCCATCCGCTTTTGTCTTTGGCCGTATAACGAACCAGCCTTCTGACATTTTGAAGATTTGCTTGTCATCAACAGCGTTTCCACCTATTGAAGGATTAATATAAACATCGTTTGTTGTTGTATTGCCCGGCACATTAATCGTTACCCTTGGATGCTGCTTGCTCGTCCAGTCTGTCACAGGAGCTTTGTACGTGGTTTTGACTAACCCTTGTGATAAGATATAGTACTCATGATTGCTGATGCCTCCATACACTTCAAAACGCAATTCTGCAACACGTGAACCTTGCAGTTGATAATCTGTCGTTTCGTTAAACGTGAGAACTCCGTTATCTGGTATGCTGCCTTGCTTGATGATGTAGGTTATCTCGTCCTTTGAGCCGCTTGTCGTTATTCCTGTAACAACGTACAATTTGTAATGAAGAACATTGCTGCCTATTGACTGCTGTTGCCCTGTCTGAGTATCTTTCGCCTTTATTGTTACCTGCCATGAGCTAACATCGATTTTCTTGTATGCTTCAAGATTTCTTGTTTCAAGTAGTTTAGAGAATCTTTTTGGCGATGATTCGGTTGATGTATTATCTGCTTTGCTCGAAATCTCAAACAAGTAACTATCAGCGCCAGCGTCTATAAGTGCGGAAGAAAAATAGCTCTCGGATAATTTATGCGAAGCGTCTTTTATGGCGATGTATGGATTTCCGCTATTATTATCGTCATAAATAGCGACATCTGTAATCTTGAAATCTAACTTCTTTCTGTAGTTTTCTGGTATGTTCTTCGTTGAGCCAAACGGGAAAACTCTTGTAATATAGCTGCCTTTGCTTTGGTCAACGCTCCAGCTTACAACATTATCATCTAATGAAGCGTCAATAAAAGAATCTTCATCTTTCTCACAATACCCAAGGTGGATAACATTGCCTTCCATCCACCACTCACATTGCCACTCCTCAGCAATTTTGTCAAGGGCTTGCAGAATGTTAGTGTTTGAATACTGAATGAGTTTAACGGATTTCTCTACTGCTCCGCTTCTCGGGAAAAGGCTGCTGCCATCATAATGTATGATGTATTCATATTCTTTTCCGTTGCCATTACAGATATTCAAGCCAAGGTGCTTCAATGTCGCCAGCACCAAATCTAAATGGTGGTCAATTGTATCAGTTAAAGAAAACTCGCCCTCGGCGTGTGAAGCAATAAACCGCAGGACTTTGTTTCCCCACAATTTATACTCGGCTTCAAATTTCAATTCATATTCCCATGCTCCGTTACTACTTGAATACGAAGGAAAGACAGGAGAGGTGATGTAGTACCTTTGTGGCTCACCCCATTGTCCTTGCTCATCTGTGAAATAATCGCCTATCTGAAATGGTATCGCGTTGGGTAACTTAATCTTGAGTGTAACATAATCATCCCCTTGTAACTGCCAGCGCCTCACTCCTCCTTCATATATAGGCAAATTGGGGTAAACGACTTCTTCGCCGCTTACCCCATGTCTGTATATCGTCACGTTTTCCAACATCTTATTCATTTTCTTGGTTGCCTGGATTCGGCTCTCTGAACTTATATCCAGCTACAACAATATTACTACTTGGATAAACATCCAGCGATGTTTGCTCTACAAACAGAAGACGGAAAGTTTTGCCAAGTGCCTCAATTGCAAATTTAATCAAATCTCTTGATATTAATGTATTAAATTGTCTATAATTAGATACAGTCTTTTCATAAGATGAGGATTTAAACACGAATGACAAATTAACCTCTCTGTCTTCCACGCGCCTTCTGCTTCCAAACGTCAAGACGGTTACATCAACGCCATCTTTCAGTCTTGATTTATTTTCTATCACGGCCTTTGTTTTTGGCGCTGACATCAGCTCCTTATATGCGCCTTTCACCAACTTTGCGCCATAAGTCTTAAAAATATCTTCTCCATTAATCTTTGCTGCCATCTTTAAAGCCTCCTTGTATTTCTTTCGATTTGGTTTAGTCGTTCGTTCATTTGGTATAACTCGTTTGTGTTTTTGGCTATCGTTGCCAAATGACTTGCTGAGGTGCGTTGTATTTCAAGAATCTCCGCGGTGGATGTCTCTGCTTGCGCAAAATGCGTCTTTAGATTATCCAGAATACTTTGATTAGAGATTTGAATTGCTGCAAACCTACCGTTCAGTTCATCGCCTTTGTCTGCTGACATTGCTGTGAAGGATGTGGTTTGGCTTCCACTCGAAGAACCACTCTTGCTCCACCCATAGATGTCTTGAAGATTCTTCGCTTCATTACGAGCTTTCTCGACTATCTGCATATAGCTTTCTTGCAATTTGCTCACCTCACCAACAGAGATGTTTCCGTCTTCGTTGGATTTGGCAAATTCATCGTACCATTCTTCAAGCATATCTTTGTACTTCTCGCCAAGTTTGGTTTGAATCACTGCATTTTTGAGATAGCTGGTGAAGTTATCAGCAAAATCTCTTGTACTGCTATCCATATTGGAAATTAGCTTGGTGAAGTCATTGTAAACGCTGTCAAATGAGGTGGCGGTTAATTGCTGTTGCAATTTGTCAAGAGTGTCTTCTGCGGTATCTCCAAGACTGATAATCTTGTTGTAATAGTCACGTGTCTCAGTATCTAATTTTGACCAAAAATCTGCATCTGACATCTTCACCTTTTCAAGCTCTTCGGCAGTAAGGCTTTGCAAATCTTGAACTGAATTAATTGCCTTGCCAACGGCCCTTGATACGTTCGACCAATTTTCTTGTGTCATCCAAGAATTTTGCCTATAATTAATAGAGTGGCTTCCTGCACTTGCGCCGCTCTCTCCGCGCACCTTAATAAGATTGCGCAAAGCCTGCTCGTCTGCCTTGACTATTGACATAACATCGTCATAGGCATTTTTAGCTTCCATTCCATACGACAAATTAATGTACTCGGTCTTCTTGCTAATCAATTCATCCCAAATGGATGATATTTTTTGATATGCTGCCTTCAAGCTATTATAGCTCGAATAGTCAGCGCCAAAGCCAAGCATCTTTCCGATGCCTTCAAATGTATGTACAACTCCAGTGATTGTGCCAGCAACAGCACTGACGGCCAATGCAACATCATTGATTGGATTCGTGAGGCTGAGAATATCACCCAAATTTGTAATATCAATATCTTTGAATGATTCGGCAAATTCTGACAAGCCCTTTGTAAATTCTTCAAATCCTTCATTGAATGAATCTGAATATTTCACACCGAATGCACCAAGCATATTTTTAACGCTCTTGAATGCTTTCGCAACACCACTGATGGTTGCAGAAACACGAGCCTGCGCCTCTGCTGCCGCATATTGTGCCTTAATGTATTCCTTAGTTGATTCAGTTGCTTCTTTTAAAGCATCACCGAAGGATTTGTTGTAAGAGTTTTTTTGCTCTTTTAATTCCTCCTGTTGCTTGACATCGCCTTTGGCAACTGCCTCTTGGTAAGCCTTATAGATATTCTTTCCGTTTACGGTAAAACCTTCTAACGTTGCTTGCCTTGCATATTTGGTAGCCCTTGCATCTGAAAGTTTTCTTAATGATGCTCCAAAGGTATCATATTGCGACCTTGCCGACTGAACTTCTTTTAATTTCTCTGTTATCTCCTTAATGCTTTCAACGCTAAGATTTTTTCCGTTTTTGATGATGGATTGCAATTTTGTTTCCAACTCATCCAGCATTGTTTTTGTCATCTTTGAAAGGTCGCCAAAGACGGCCTCCCAGTCAAGGTTTTTCTTCATTTGGTCGAAAGTCAGCTCCTGCAACGATTTTTCGTATTCTTTTTGGCTTTTCTTGTAGATAGGGGAGCTTTGGTCAAGGCCAGAAGATTCCATCGCAAACTTATCTTCCAAAGCCTTTCTCTTTTCCAAGAATGTGCCATAGGAGGATAGATAATCATTCCATTCCTGCCTGTAGCTCTCTGTGTCTGAAAGCTGCCGTTTGGCATCATCCAAGGATTTTTGGATTTCCATCTTACGTTCGCCTTCCGCTGTCTTTAATTGCTTTTCCAAAAACTCTATATCGTTTTTTAGCTCCTTGATTTTGTTCGCCCTATCTCTCTGCGTTTTGTAGTACTTATCAAGAATCTTATTTACAGAATCTTCTGTACTTTTGGCTGCATTTTCGGATATTGCTTTTGCCATAGCTTCGTAATCGAATTTTATTTTTGGCTGAGTTTTCAAAACATATTCCTGCCATTGTTTAATATTCCACTTCCCCATGTCTGTCTTTTCCCATGTGGCTTCATTGTTTGAGTTGCTCGCATTAATGTGTTTAAACTTCTCCAGCTCTCTTGTTTTCTTAGCAATATCTTGTAACCATTTGTCGTTTTCTGCCAATTGCTGGTCTCGCTGACGTTTAATACTATCCAGCTCTTTTTCTCCTTCATTTGTGATAAGTTTATTTCTTAGATTATAGATTTCTTTTAATCTATCGTTGTGCTTTCGCTCAACTTCTTCAAGATATTCGCTGATTTTCTGACGGATTTCGGCAAGTCTTTCAGCAGCGGATTTCCCAGTGTCTTTATTGTTATCTCCATCACTTTCACCTTCACCGTTTTTATTGAAGTTTCCCTTTTTGAATAACTCCTCAGCATCTTCAATCAGTTTTTGATAATCTTGCATGAAGCCCTTATATCGCCCCATTGCGGCATCTCTCAACGCGGCCTCTCCATTCATCGCGTTGCGTGCTTCTTCGGCTACCTCTGTGTCTGATTTTTTCCAGTCAGTCTTCTTGCCAGTTGTGAGGTCTTTATAATCTTGATAATGATACAATCGGTGCTCCCACCCTTTGCTGTTGCGGTCATGGATAAGTGCCTCTTGAAGCGATTGCACAGCAATGTTAAACAATGCCGTTGCCTTAATTCTTAGCTTCATAGATTCAATAAACTTATCAGAACCTTTATTGAAGAGGTTTTCTGCATCGGCAGCATTTTTGATTGAAACGCCTAATCCATCAAATTGGCTCTTGTTTTCTTTTAAGAACTTATCTAATTCCTTGGATTTTCCTTTGACTTTCTCATATTTATTCTTCAATGTTTCAAAGGTCACGATGTTTTTTGCAATCTCCTTATCGCTATTGGCATATTCATTACGTAGAGCTTCTTGCGCCCTCGCGTTATCCTCCGCAACCTTTTTCATCGTCTTTTCTTCGTCTGTTAATTCGGTCAACTTGTTATAGATATATGTAGCCGCAGTAATGACAGCACCAATTGCCATCAACACCCAACCGATTACAGGAATTGACTTGATGGCAAGTTTGACAGCTTTTAACGCGGTGACAAATCCCCATGTTGCGCCAGTCTGAGCAACGGTCGCGGCAGTCTCAACTGATTGAGCCGCAGTTTGCGCGGCAGTTGCGGCAGTATTCTTCGCCATCTCTGCATTAACGGCAGCTAAAGCGGATGCCTTTAACGCATCCCACATCGTTGAAATCTTGACGGCTGCACCTAACGTCTGCTGAACGCCCATAGAAATACTCATTACGGCCTGTAGCTTCGTTTGTATTTCCATGAGCTTTTTTTGGTCTTTGGTGAATAAGCCAGCAACACCCATGTATGTTGTCATCGCTCCTGTCACGCCTTGAATGCCTGTGGCAAGCATACCAAAGGAGTTTGATGCAAGACTTTTTCCAGAAACGGCAAAACTAACCTTGTTAAAGGCTGCTTGCAATTTGTTGGCTTCGTTGACAGCCCGTCCAAATTCTGCGGTGTTTTGTTTTCCCGACAAAATAAGTTCTGCAACGGCCTGCCTTGCATTGCGCAATTGTGTGCGTAGAGCAGTAGTCTTGGATGATGCGTTGCCTGCTTCGTTTGCAAACTGGGCCATCCGCTGTTTGCTTTGTTCAAGATTGGCGCTTGTTTCTGCAATCGCGTTGCTAATGTTTTTTATCTTGTCCCTCGTTTCGACAAGGTCTTGCGAATTGTACTCCAGCCTCCTTTCTTTTGACTGTTGCCCTGCTACGGTTGATGGCTTAGTATCTTCAATTCTTGACCGCGACTTTTTGAGGCGTTCTTCTTTTTCGTAGAGTGATTCTAATTGCGTGTTTAATCGTTTCAGAATTGATTCGTATGCCTTGACGTCTTCCTGCGCTTCCTTAAAAGCGGAAGACGTTCCTGCCTTGGTCGTGGCATTGCCAAGATTCTCAAATTCTGTTTTCGTTTGTTGTGCGGCCTCGCCTTGCGTATTAAGCCCTCTTGTCACCTCCTCCAACTTCGCCTTTAGTTCTGTGTTCTTGCTGAGGAGTGAGTTTACTTGCTCTTGCAATTCGTTAAATTGCCCACTGATATTTCCTACACCGATAGACGAGGATAGAGCGCTCAACTTTTGGCCGCTTGCATCAATAACGGCAGCAAGTTCTTCAACGACTTTCTTCACAAATTGAAAGCCATCGGCCATTTCGTTTGTCGCCTTTTCGGATGCAGATTGCATTTCACGAATTTTGGCGACAAATTCGTTTGCTCCTGTCTCTATATCTTTTCCGTTTATTACCGCGGATACACTAAGCACGTCATTATTTTCTGCCATCGTTTTAGTTCATTAAATTCATGAAAAAATTATTGCAATTGTCCTTGATTTGGCTTGCTGTCTGCAAGACTTTCCTTCCTCCTTTGCTTGTAGGTTGGTTCTTGCAAGGACTTTCGCCTTCTTCTTCATCAAATGGTTTTATACCTGGAATCGCCCTGTTTAATAAGAGAATATTGATATAACTTCGCTTGAATACGATTTCATTATACGACATTCTAAAGTACTTCATTACACCGCCAATCAATCCCCACGGGCTATCGCTTCTTTCGTATTCGTTGTCGTCTGACTGCACCCTTTTAGGAAAGTTATACTTTGCAAAAAAAAACTTGCATCAAACGAGAGTGAAGCATATTGCAACAGCTCATTGTATTTCTTCATTGTCATACGTTTGCGGATGAATCTTCCAAATATCTTTCTCATCAGTCTGGAACGGAAAACTATAATTGGTGTGATTTCATTTGCGTTTTTTACGTCTTTGAACATTGAGAAAACTTTCTGATATGGATTAAATTCACCTTCAATATTTATTTCTTCAATATCACCAATCTTTTCACCGATTTGCCATATCTGCGCCAAAGTCATTGGCCTAACCAAGAATGGAATCATACCGAAAAAAACAAAAATTGGTTTCTCTGTTATTGCTCCTGCTGTGCTTTTTTCTTCGTTGTTATTCATAACTGCCAAATGTATTTTGTTTATTTTCTTCTATGTTTTCTTGCTTGATTTGCTTCAAGATTTCTTCTGGATTTGAAACAAGCGGATTTTGTCTAATACCTTCCTCCTGTGACATTGTTGCCTTTCCTCCTGTAGAGCTATTTATCAATTGCAATGTCTCGGCATCATTCTTTGGAATGTACGGCGTAAATCTCGGCTTCACTCTCAACGTGTCAACCTCATTCTTTGGCATCGCCTTTATGCTCGTTGAATATCCGTTTTTGATGATGTTGAAGCGCCTTGTAAACATCTCACCGAAGGTTTCAATTTTCTGCCCAGCCTTTAAATGAGGGTCGGTAAACATCAGTCTGATTGCTGCGCCACTGGTGTTGTTGCCAAGTGTTTTCATGTTCTCAAAGGAGATGTCGGGTGTCTGCGTATAGCTGAAAATAATGTTTGTCAAATTGGCTATTTCCATTCTTCTACTCTCTGGGGCGCTATCCCAAGAAACAACCTTCATATCTGTTTCATTGTCTCCTTGGTATACTCGTCCGACTTCTCCCTTGTCGGCAAATCCCTTCATTCGTCCTTTGAAGAAATATGTCGGTGAGCCAAAATAGTCGTTTGTGTCGCCCCAGTCCGAAATACTATTTTCTAATCGTTCAATGGTTTTTTGAACTACCTCCCATTCTGTTTCCTCCTGTCTATAATAGACAATAGGAATTTTTGTAAATCCGTGAGGCTTAGCGCTGCGCAAAGTTAATCCTGCTTCGCTTTCATCGCTCGCAAATTTGTAAAGCGTGGATGAAGTGTAAACATCAAAGCAATGCGTCTGCGCTCCTGTTTCATCTTTAAGGACATATTCGCGTGCAAATCCGTCCATCTTGTCGTAATTGTCGTAATGAGGGTACAATTTATCACCATACAACGGAGAAAGCAATTTCACGCGCATTTCCTTTTCGTTGTCTTCGTTTGTGGCAATATACCAAAGCTCAGCACATTCACAAGCACGAAACAAGCATCTCGACAATTTCTTATTGAAATACTCTTCTTTGTTATCTTCAAGGATATTCAATACCTCGTCAAATAATTTTGCTTGCATTTCATCGGCTTCACCCTTAATGCTGTATGTTACAGGAATCGTGAAAAGAAAGCCTACACTTCTTTCAATTATTACTCTTTGACAAGGGACTGCAACACGGCAACGGTGTCTCACTTCGCTTTTATAGACGATATTGCCATTTTCGTCTTTCTTATTTGTCGGAGTTTTAACTATTTTGTCTTTTCGGTATTGCGTGTCAAAAATCAAATGACATTTAGGGTTATATTCTTTTTCTGTAACCTCCAGCGGTTTTTCAAGTGGTTTCTTTCTCGCTGTCAGCAGGGAATAAATCTCGTAGGGGTCTCCGACTGACAAAATTTCTTGTATGGTCTTCATTTTTATATGATATTTAAAAAGTCTTGGGCATTAAATGAATTTTCGTCTTTTCCTAACAGCTTTTCAAGAACAACATAACGGACGGCATCTATACCGTGGTTGAATGAATCTATTGGCTCATTAAGCCATTTCCCATCTTTATTCTGCCTGTATGTATAATTCTTGAACTCCTTCTTTAAATTCACGCTGCGGTTTGTGATAAAAATTTTCATAGTCTGCATCTTGTTTATACCGGCAATAATTGAACCAGCATATTTTCTTACAGGTTTTACATCAAGCCCAGCGTTATTTAATTCGTCTATAAGTCTCGGATCTGCGCTTTCGGATATTATTTCAACATTCGACCTGTCGCGATTATTGGCATTCTTGATTTCCTTGATTATGTCAGATGACAGCATCTTTGTCTTATAGCAAATCTCATCTAACCATAGCTCATCGCCACAAATGTACACATCTATAATCGCCGTTGGGTCGTTGGTATATCCGAAATCCATTCCACGATAATGGTGTTTCCTTTTCTCGAATGGTATGTAATCATGCTTTAGTTCTTTTACATTTTCAAAAATCAAGCCTTCAACTATCGCTTGCAATCCTAAACCATAGATTCTCCAGAGTGAAGGATTCTTGTTTTTTAAACTCTCTATCTCTTGGATAACCTTATCCTCCAAGAATGGATTATCTTTATATGTTGAAATAAACCAATATGTTGATGGCTCTTGGTTAATTTCGCAAATCCAGTGGTCATCTGTAAATGAGGGATTGTAGTCAATAATCGAAAAATCAGTGGTTCTCATTTGAAGCTGCTGCCATTGCAAGAAATCTAATTCATTTGCTTCATTGACGAAAAGAATCTTTCTCTTTGAACCTCTAATTTTTTGCTCGTTATCTGTTGAAAAAAATTCTATCGTTGAGCCATTTGGAAACGTGTAAACCAAATCCGACTTGTTCATCTGTTTGTCTTTCCAAATGTTCAACGATAGCATTATTTCTTTGAAATCTCTGTAGACAGAACGTTTTAATGACGGAAGGCCAGCGCGAACAATTGATACGGTTGTTTTTGGATGCAATGAACAATAAATGCAGAGGTATTGTACAATGGAATAAGTTTTTGCTGAACGTGAAGAGCCTTGCAGAGAGACGGTTGTAAATCCCTGCTCTTTTGCAAATTTTACTCTCGCATAGTTCTTTGTTACATAAACATTATTACTCATCGTTGCCAGTCTCTTGCTCTTGTTGCTCTTTTTCTTTTCGCTCCTTCTCCGATTTCACTTCTTCTTGAATCTTTTTGAAGTCATCAGGGTTTGAAACGAAATTCAAAACAAACGCCTCTTTGTTAATATCTGAGCCATTTGTCGTTATATCAATCTGTTTCTTACTCTCGCCGAATTGTCTGTCTCTTAGCTTGTCAATAGTTTTGGTTACTCCGTTCTTTATATCCGATATGATTGCGATTGCTAAATTTCTCGGGTACATTGGCGCATCCTCCCATTTTGCCAATTTGCTTAACTGAGGCGCTGCCAATGATAAAACGGCCTTTTCCCATTCGTCTATTTCTATATTTGACAGGTTAAAAAATTTCCTCGCCTTCACCTTAGAGCCAAATATATTTTCAAGTTGTTTTGGAACTCTATTTGGTGGTCTCCCCTTCGGATTTCCGCTCTGTCCTTTTTTAAACTGATATTTCTCTATGTCTTTTGCTGCCATTTTTTTGTGCGTTCGTGCTGAAAACTTTAATTTTTCGTGCTGTTTGGTTTGTTTGCGAAAAGTGTCTTTGACTTAGGCGTTTTGTTTGTTATATTGGTCGTAAAACCATTTAATCATATCATCGCCAAAATCGCCAGGGCCAGGTTTTGTTCCTCCGCTATTCCTTTTCATACCTGTCTATATTTTTTTGACGATAAAACAATGAGGGATTATCAAGCACGCTGTCAAGTATACACATTCCCTGTTCTTTTGCCTTGATTTCCTCTTTAAGTTTATCAAGTTCCTCACATGTGAGTTGGCTTTCGGTCAAACCGTAATCATCCAACATTTGCTTTATTTTATCTTCCATGTTGCAAAGTTATATAATTAGTTATTCTTTTTACTATAATCCCAACCGTATTTCTTGGCAAGTATTTTCATAACCTTGTGGAAATGTGTTACATCTGCTCTTGCAATGTTACTTTCATTCCACTTTGTTTGATTAAGATAATTGTATCCTTGTTTATACACTATTCTATCCGCATCAGCAAATGCCTTTTTCGCTTCATCTGCCGAAACACCCCAACCTCCCTTTGGGCGTTTTATCGAAAATGTATATGTTGGGGTTACTGCTCGCATTTCTTTTGCATTTACCATAATGGCGGACCTTATATCATCACTTGAAAACGAGTTGCCAATACGTCTAATACCTCTTTCACCAAGTGAGCGAGGGTGATTGTGGGTTAATATACTATTTATTGGTATCTTTTTAGAGTCAAATTTCACCTGTGCGCCCTTGCCACCTATTGAAGAAACAATATCGCCCTTGGAGTTGAAGACGTGCAATGTTTCGTCTTTGTTGCGCCTGTATTTCTGTTCCATGCCGACAATGTTCTTTACCATCTTTGCAGTATATCCCTTTTCGGTTGCTCCCTTGGAGCTGCCAGAACTCCCACCCTTACCGATTGATGTTATGCCTCCACTGTTTCTCCCCATAGCTTACTTCTTTTTGGCGTTGATAAAATCAGCAATATATAGCAATCCATGCTTTCGGCAAAAGTCTTGCACTTCCCTACCTCCACCATAGATAATCAGATTTGGGCGTTCTAGCCCGCTTATCTCCTGTGCTACCTGTAAATCAGATTTCAAGCTCTCCATCCAGCCATCAAGTCCACGTGTAAAGAAAGCATTGTAGCCTTTTGGAATACCCATTTTGTTGTATTCTATAAATTTATGCGACACATTCAAATCTGCATAGACCTTTATACCGCATTCCTGTAAATATCTCGCCAGCCATCTTTTCTTATAAATTAGTTGTATTCCCCACGCGATAGGTGTTTGGTCGTGACAACTGCAATTTGGCTCTACGACAGCCTTACATCCGCTTGTAAGCAATTTTATTGGGTCTTTGAATAATGCTTCAAATCTATAATCGTCAACATAGAAGTGATATGTGACAACGTCCTTTCTCAGTCTGCTGTTTGCACCCCAAGGTGATAATGGCAATTCCAATTTTCCTGCTTGCATTTCCTTTAGCAAGTTTGGTATTTCAAAATCATTATCACTTTCGTAGAGTACGTCTTTAAACATAGAGCGATAGAAGTTTTCTTTTTCTTCTTCGCTATTGTTTTCAACATTGCTGCCTTCTGTCTCATTCTCTTGGCTTGAAATATCCTCCGCCTCCTTTAATTGGCTGACTTTCTCCTTTGGAAATTCAATCCCAATGAAATCGAAATCTACATCCTTGAAGGCATCATCTATCTTCAAGGCATCAAAATCCCACTCTCCATTCTCCTTATTGTCTCGCAATATTAATTCGTTTTCTTCATCCTTGCTTAAATCACGATATAAAATAGTGGGAAGTTCATTGATTTTCAGTTTTCGCGCAGCCTTCAATCGCTGATTGCCACACAAAACAATCAATCGTCCATCCCTCTCAGTAAGAGCCAATGGCCTATGTTCCCAAAAGCCATTTATGGTAATGGAATCAACCAACCTCTCCATCTCTTCCTTCTTAATTTTTCGCGGATTATTAGGAAGTGGATGTAAGTCAGCTACCTTTCTATATGTGATTTCTTTTTCTGCTTTCATTTACATGGATGTTAAAATGGAAGTTCACCGCCCATCTTTTTGTTTTGCTTTTCGATAAAGTCTTTTGTCTTTTGATTCGCCCTCTTCATACGTTTGCCCCTTTCATTGGCAGGCGTATTACCCTTTATCTTCGTTTTATCCTTTTTCTTTTCGCACCACTTGCCATAAGCCTATTTGTTTACAACATTCCACAATTTATTTCCTCTGATTGGTTTTCTTATCGTTGAGTATTCATCAATAATCTTGCCGTAAAAGTCATCGTAGAAATTATAAAGCTGTTCATTTTCCTCAATTGTAATTTGTTCCACATTTGCTGATGAACGCAGATTTGCACTTCCATGAATTACGATTTTTCTTCCGTCTTCTGTCAGAATCTGACAAGTCTTTGTGTGAACGCCAGCAACAGCAAGCTGGAATTTATTATCAATATCAAGATTGCTATAAATGTAAGGAATCAAAACACGTATTTCATTTGAGTAGAAATATGCACTAACAATCAAAGATAAGTCTTCACACCATCCATATTCAAGAAGATTTTTAAAACTGTCAATATTATTTTGACTTAATGACAAGGTAGAAACAACCATTTTCTTGGCTATTATATCCTTGTTTGTCAGAAATGCTTCAATAAAATCTCCAAAAATGAAATTACCACTAATAAAAGCATCATAGCGAAATCCCTTGCTAATATCAATTTCCTTTGCCAGCTTTTCAGCGTTGCTATAGAGTATTTGGCTTTCTTTTATCGGTTTAAGCGTTGGTCTGACATATCGCGTTTCGATTTGGTCGCCTCCGTCAAAATCCACTTCAAATAAGCTGGAATCTATGTCGCCAATATCAAAACCAACATCGCCGAAATTTAAATCGCCTTTTATGTCAAAATCCTCGTTCATACCTCATTTATTTTAATTTTCATGATATATAGCATAAGTTTTCGTTTGATGATGTATTCGTGATTTTTTCGCGTAATCTCACTCTTCACATCTTCAACAATTAACTTACCGTTTTTCCGATAACAAAAATCTGCCCTATAAGAACATTCACGCTCAACAACCCTTCCATACACATCTCTTTGCGAGGGAATAAGAGTAAATTTCTTTTGTCTTGTCAATTCACTTATTATACCTTTCTTTTGAGCCGCAGAGAGATAAAGAAAGCGTCTGTACTCCTTCATCGAATCAAAAGTACCATACGCATTCTTTATCTTCTTATTCCTGTATTTGTTGGTCGTCAACGCCATTTGCTAAATATCTAATTAATACGCAAATATAATAATTAGATACAACATATCAAAGTTATTGGCAGTCTTTTTGTAGACCAGTTTCAATGAACATTTCGATATTTCCCAGTCGCTCCCTCTCCTTCTTAACCTCGTCAATATTCTTTTCCAAGATTTACAAATGCTTGATAAGCGTGCTACACTGATGGCCAACCGCCACTTCCTCATAGCCCAATCTCTGATACCATTGAAGCACCCACTGAGGAGAGTCGCGGCCGTCAAACGAGATGGCAATGCTTTCAACGCCGAAGTTTATCAGTTCCCTCTCAGCCGCTTCCAGCAAAACTTTGCCAACCTCGCGGCCGCGATAGTCTTCGTCCACCCATAGGGAGTAAATCAGGGCGTCGGCTTGGCCATCGACAGGTCGGTCTTTTGTGTAAACGGGGATGAAGGCTTGAACGCTACCATGATGTTGCTCATCGGTGATGAGAATGTGGATGGAATCGGCCCAATGTTGATATTGAATCATTTGTTGGTTTTAGTGTAGAAAAAAACGTGCAGTGGTTTATGTGGTTTTCCTTCCAAGACTCACGTCTGCACCAGTGTCCGTTAATTACGTTGTACGGCGGCATCGGTAAATTCGTAAACGACACCTTGAATGATTCGTCTATCTTTAATCAAAGCGCCTCAAATTCCTGTTGCTTTTGGTCGCGGTGTGCCTTGATGTATTGTTTGATTCGCTGGATGATGTCGTTTTTTTCTTCGGCCGTTATGCAAGCTTCTAAATCGACGTAACCCACTCCTTTCTCACATCGAAAATAATAGAAATCATCTTTGGCCGATTCCAAATACAACAGAGTGTCATTAAACCTTGTCAACTCTTTACAGACCTTATTGGCTTTATCTAAATATTCCTGTTTCATTGTTCCATTATTAATGGTTTAACACTTAATCTGCATCCCAACGCATCTAACAAGGCTTGCAATTCATGAACGCCGTGTATGCAGTTCAAAACCATTCCGACCTTCATATCTACGAAACATCCAGAGAAAACAATAGGGTAGAATCCGTCTCCGTCCACTGATTTTCGGATGCCGATTAACTTGTCGTCAAATAATCGAGACATCAAAGGACCACCATACACATAGTCCCAGCCGTGCGCCTTCAATATGGCCTCACTCAACGGAAACGGCGACATATCTTCACATGAAGAAATAGCCATCTGTCCGCCTCCATCTTCATACACTTCTTTGTGACGAATCGTACCGCTGATATTGTCAATACCTTCAACGATAGAGTATTTATAACCTTCGTACTTGTTTTCTTTGGTGATAATATCACCAATTCTTAATTCTCTAATGTTTATCATCTTATTCCTCCTCATCTTTGACTTCTTTACCGACAAGATGTTCATTACCATCAAACGGTATGCAATATTCGTAATATCCTCCAAGCGTTCTGTAGCGAAAGCTGCCAAATTGCTCATAATACGAAAAAAAATCTATCTTCCAACTTTGCTTCCTGTTGCGAACAAGCACTTTATCGTAAGTCTTAAAGTGTGGAGTTTTTTTTCGACCCTCGTTATTCTTCCGCATTTAACGGCAAAGGTGTACGATTTATCCAACGATTCAAAGAAAAATTCACGCTGTTCTTCATCGGCTTTCTCATAATCTTTCGTTTTAACAGTCAAATGTTTTAGTCTTAGTTCGTTTCCGCCAAATTCGCTTGGCTTGTCGAAGTAGTCAATTATGCTCATCTTAGTAAAATTACTATTTGCCCAGCAATCAAAGACAAACATACTGCCGTCTTTTTGGCTGATAACGACATCACCATGTTTAAAGAACTTATTCCAGTCACGCATTTCAGCAGAAGGAAATACATTACATTCGCCGCTCTGCACTTCTTTCATTCTTCCGCTTGCGTCAAGCGCGACATCGACTGTATTCGTGCTCTCGAGGATAATTCCACCTTCGCGCGTGATTCCTTTGAAGAACGCATTGCCCAACATAGTTGTGTATAGAATTATTTCATTTTCCTTGTAGTCGCGAAGAATCTCAGCGACATTAACAGTTTCTTTTTCTGTTTCCTTCAATTTAGGCAGTGTGCAGCACTGCTCTGTGTCTTTATTAGTTGCCATAGTTGTTTTATTTATTCATTGTGTGTAAACATAGATTTCTCACGTTGCAATGGGCTAAATGCGGAGACTGCCCTCACAACGAAGCTGCCGTACTTGCTGCCGTTGTAGAAGTTACCACTACCGAAGATGATGAACCATGCGCTCCAACTGTAGTTCTCGGAACTACTCAAGCCCCAATCATCTTCATCAAACTGGTCGGCATCAAGCATTTCCAGCACTTCGTTCAATTCATCACGATAAGCGATGATCGTTCCCAGCTCATACAAACTTGGAAGATACCACTGGAGGTTGCCTTTCTTGTACTGCCAGCAACGCATAGCAGCAGTCATGCTTTCACCACCTTCCTCGTTCTGCTTCACGATGTTACGAGTAAGCTCCAGGCCACTCAATGTCTGCAAGGCTTCTGCTTCACCACACGCCCTATTAAATACTTTGCAGTTTTCCTCGCTGCACCAGATTTCGTTCCACTGGTCAAGAGAAATAATCACACCTATCACCTCCGTTTGAAGGATGACGCCGATTATATCGTCTCTGTCAATACGGCCATTCTGATAATCTTCAACTGAGGCGATGCCTTGATTTGTCTTTAGGGATATTAAATGTTTCATAATTTCTCAAATTCCTTTCTATAATCCTCTAAATTCTTTATTATGCACTTCTTAACTAAATCTTCTATCTCGCTACGTTGGGCCTCCGATAGACAAGGATAGACGCTAAAGCTGTCGATTGTACGTATGCTTTCCAATTTTACGTCAAACTGAGAGCCTTCTTCTATCCTCTCTATTACCAATGAAATGAAATTCATTTCCTCGGCTATCTTGTTAATCATTTTAAGTCTTTCTTCTGTCATGTTTTAGTCAGTTAATAGTATATCTTCTTGTATGTTCCTTTGCATACACGTTTGTACCGCACGTCTGGTTTGTATGTTTTAATAAGGAAATTAATCCGCGATTCTTTCACATCCTTCAAGTCGTTGTCACGATATTCAATCGCGTCAGACTGACGATAACCAAAGTTGCGCAGCGGTTTGAAAGTTGTATATCCGTCAGGAGATATAATCTCCGCATATACAACATAATCGCCATTTTCTTTAAATATCCTCGCTTCCATCTTTAGTGATTTTATATCCTCGGCTTTCCAGTTCTTTCACAATGTTGTCTTCGCCAAGGCTTTCAATAACTTCTGTTGCGCCAAGCTTTTCGAAAAAATCTCCATGCTTAAGCGGACTAAGACATTTGTAACATTCATACATGAAATCTACCTCTTGAGAATAAGATAGACAATCCATTATGTCCATTGCATCCATGTCACAATATATTCTATAATCACCAATCATAGTCTTACCATTTTTCTTCTAACAATTTAACTAAACCTTTTCCATCGCGAAATCTGTCAGTCACAGCATCAACGCACCTGCACACATATTCATCCTTTTTGAGATTAACGTCCCTACTTCCGCGAATAAATATCCTCTTCTTAATTAATTCTTCAAGCGAAAAAAGGAGAGGTATAAGCGTCTCAGTATTGTAGTCGTAGATACCTTTGATGTAGGAGTAATCTCTGTATTTCTCCATATCTCCTTTGCGGCAGGCATCTGCCAATTCTGCAACAATTCTCGTACATTCCAACTGAGCATACAAAGCAGGGTCTGTCAGACATGGCTTACAAGCCTGCATCATGCAGTAACGCAGCGCATCATATTTCTCTTTCATGTGGTCGCTGAAGGTGTCAACGAAGTGGTCATATCCTTCAAGATAGCTTTCTTTCTGAATGACATTATACATCCAAGCATTCAGCCTCGCCACTTCGTCAACAATTCTTCTGCACGTCCGCTTGACTTCATGTCGATATATGTCCTTCCGCTTGGCGAGCGTGTCAACAGCATCACGTGCAAGCTTCATGGCATATTCAACGCGCATGAAGTGAAGGTAACATAATGCAGTGCAAATGCCGTATTCACGCCGCCTCTTGTCGTTCATCTTCTTCCACATCATCGCTTCATGCTCCTGCTGAGCTTCCGCGTAGGTAACGAGTAGATTAATATTCTTGTGAGGCACTGGCATCAATGGTTCGTGCCTCATGATGCCCGTATTTGGCTTCCAATCGTTCATGGCAAATCCTCCACGTTAATCCATCTGACAATATCTGCCTTAATATCTATATCGGTAAACAGGCAAACGTTTCGGCCCATAACATCACGATAAACAGCCGCATAGGTCGGCGCTACCCTCTGTCCGCTTGGCATTACTTTTTTCGCAAATATGATAACCTCGCTATTGATGGCTGGTTGTTCGTCTGCTCCATGCCACAAGCCTTTTGCGTATTCCTCCAGCGCTCTTCTCGCGCCAAAAAGAAAAACTTCCTGCTCCACCTTACTCTTGTAACGCTCTTTACATTCATCGTTAAGAGTTTTCATAATTTTTTCGGTTAGCTTCATGAATTAAATCGTCTTATTAGTTTATCAATTCCGTATCTTTCCTTCTCTTCTTCGCGGATAACTCCAGCCCTGTACGCATACATTGCGCTTCGAGGAAATCTTGGATAACCGCTCGGCGAGAGCCACATCTTCTTGAAAAAGATGTGCGTTATTTCTTCTTTTGTCATTACAATTATAATTTTCGTTGGTTTATCGATTGTCTCCGTTACCGCCAAGCATACCTCTTTCTTTTCGGCTTGATAGTTTTTTAATATTCGCTTCTGCCACTTCTTCCAAGGAATAACCAAGGTCATTTGCAAGTGTTGCGCAATACCATAAGACATCGCCAATCTCTTTCATTATTTCCTCCCTCGTAGAGGGGTCTTTAAAAAACTCTCCGTTTTTGTCGCGGAGAACCTTCTTCACTTTGTCTGCCACCTCTCCAGCTTCCCCGGTTAAACCGATGGTAGGATAGATAATTGAATTTGGGTAAATAGCTGTTTCCAGCGCTCTTTCTTGATATTCGTTGATAGTCATTTTTTATGTTTTAAGATATTATACTTCATCCAGTTCTCTCTAACTTTTTCTGTCAGCTTAGCAAGATTTTCAGTAGTCCACTCTTGCTTGATTAGTGGTGTGTTACGATGGCAGAGCCATAGCTCACCATCAAATTCCATCACTTGAATTTCATTATTTGACCTCTCTTGCAATTCTTTCTTGTATTTCATTTCTGCATTACCAAAAAAGAAATCATGAACGCGCAAGAGAAAAGTGTAAAGATTCACGTTTCCCATATTTTATTTGATTGATTCGCAGGATAATACTGTGATAAGATTCTTTGATTGATATTCGTGAATAAGATAAATATATTTCTTTGGCAAAAAACTCACGCCTATGCCATTAACGTTTAATCCAGATGCAATGCCAAGTTTTTCTCTTAGTTCATCGCTATCTTTTAGCACTTTCACTGTCGTTTTAAAATCCTTGCTTTCTTCATATTGATTTCTTGTTATTTTTGAAACCTCATCTTTTATATTTGAAGCCTTACGCCTTTCGAGCCTCGCTAAAGCCTGCTCCCTTTGCGGCAAAAATTCAGAATGAAAAGCAACGCCAATCCTTCTTGAATTGAAAGTGGAATAAGAATTGTCGTACATTCCAGCCGCATATCTTGAAAAGAACAGCATCAACTCTGTCAATTTGTATGGCGCGGCAACAACAGAAAAATTACTTGCAAACAATGAAATTGGTGTCCTCATGTTCTCTTTGCTTGAAGACATCAGGTACATCGCTGTTACTTGTTCATCTATCCACATCCTTGCAACGCCTTTCGCTTGAAAGAGTTCATCTAACGCGCCAATGGAAGGACATTCGCGTGTGTACGCTTCGTCACCTATTTGCGGTAAATAAGACCAATTGGCAGGAGAATAATTACTCAACAAATTAGATAGGCATCTGTTCTTCTGAATCCATTGGTTTGAGATTTTGAATGCTTTCATTTCGATAGGCTTCAACGGCTTTATAATTAGCTGCCTGCTTATCTCCAATGCTGTTGTATTTTCCAAATCCATTTCTACTTCTTTTTTCCCATGTTTGCAAACGTCTCGCTAAATCCCATGTCCGCTCCTGCTCAAATCTCATCTTTGAATGTGACTTGTTCGGTTCGCTCCAGTAATCGAAAAATTCTCTTATCATTTCACGACCATAAGTTTTGACGAATGGAACTAACACGTTATAAAACTCCCTCTCTCTTGACTTCATCTCTTGCTCTTTGTTAACTCTCGTAGGTTTAACAATAGGAGATGATTCAACCTCTTTCTCTTTTTCTGACACAATAATATTTTTCTCAGACACCCATCTTTTATTTGCAGCCTCCTTTCTTTTATCTTTTATTTTCTGCCTCTTTTCTATTTGTTCAATTACTTCATCCGACCAAAACGATTCTGAATCATATTGAAATAAAGAAAAGGACTTTATGACACTCACTACAAAGTCTTTTCTTACGCATAGAACTTTTGAGATAGGTTCAATTTCTTCAAAAAGCATTTTGCCGCCGCTTTCGTACAATTCCTCCAGAATATACCAATACACGCCATAGGCCGCAGCACCTTTTCTTTCAATTAATTTTCTGAAAACATATTCGCTTCGGTTTGAAATCTTGTGATTGATATACTCTGACATTATAAATATAATTTATTTCGTTCTACTTGTATTTCAGCTAATTGCAACAAATGATGTTCCTCTGCTGAAGGAATGTAGACACCTGCCGTTTCTGCTGACCAGTTTCTAAACCGCTCAATCGCTATTGACATTTCTTCTGTTGTCAATTCACTTGATGACCGAATCCTTCTTGTCTTGCCAATGAAAACATCTTCTGCATCAATCACAAAGATTTCCTTATTACATAAGAGCTTGAAGTAATTCTGTTTTACGTAGTCTGCTGAAAGACCTATCGAACAAGCAAAATAGGACAATATAACATGGAGATACCTGTTTTGCTTTAGTGTTCTTTTTGGCTTGCAAACACTAAACTCTACAACATTGTCCGCGTTTTCAAGTTCCTTTTTTACTCGCAAAAGTAGATTTTGTTTATCAAGCGGATTTTTCAGGTCGTATTTCATAATTTATCAGAAAGGCAAATCATCGCTACCGACATATAAATTATTACCGTTTACATATTCTGGCGATAATACTTTCTTTGTTTCTTCGCTCTGGTTTTGTGGTTGTGCAAAATCAGATTGAGGATTGCTTGTTTTTGCGACATTAAGCAATTGCAAATCAAAAACGTTTAGTTGCAGGGAAAATTTTGGTATTCCTTCTTTTGATACATAAGCATTACCGTCAACGCTGCCTTCAAGTAATACATACGTTCCTTTTTTTAAATATGGAAGTAACTTGCTATTGTCACCGCCTTTTATGCAGGAGATAAATTTTGTTATTTCCTTATCTTTCAATTTTCTGTTCACTGCCACCGAAAAGACAGTAAAAGCACCACTCTGTGAAGTTTTTTGTTCAGCGTCATTTGTCAAATGTGCAAGACATTGGTATCTTTCGTTTCCTATCATTTTATTTCACTTTTATTAAAATACTACTTGAAGTTTTTGTTTTCGTGATGTATTGCTCATACATCTGCGGATAATCATTTTTGAATGCCTTTGAATCAAAACATAATCGCTCAGTTTCTGGCTTTCTTGTTATGGAAATTCTCTGTCCGTCATATTTCTTTATATCATGTTGCATCATAATAGCCAAGATTCCTTCTTTGAGCTTATCGTATTGCGCCTTATAAAATTCCATCGCTTCTTTATATTCAATTAGCGCTGCCTCTGCGCGATTGATGTCTGGCATCATCGCTTCATCAACGGTGGTGACTGGCAACGCTTCTTCAGTGTAAAGTAACTTCTTGACATCTTCGATTGATTTCCGTTGCACTTCCACAACCTTGTATTTATCTTCCCTGAACCAAAGAGCATAGAGTTTTTTGACTTCTACATCTGGATTTATCAGATTGAAGAAATAAGCATAGATAGATAGTTGCCAGCTAACATATTCCTCATTAAGATGGTAGGTAGTCTTCACATCACCGAGAATAACTCCATCATCTTCTACATAAACCTTATCTATTGCAGAGGCATATTTTTCGCCGTCTGTGATGAGGTATTCACTTTGAAGGTGATTAGCAAGGAAAGGAAATTCTGTCTGTGCTTTCATGTAGTTTTGAAGTTCTTGGCATTCATTCGTTATCAATCCTACTTCATCATACAATTCAAGTATATTGTGAATCCGCGTGCCGCGATGAGAGGCACGTTGCAACACATCTTCGGGAACATCTTTATACTCATCGGGGAAGGCTCGTTCTTTGAGCCTCCCCGTGATTCCGTGCAGCACTTCTCCATCTTTAGTGCAGTAGGTGTGGCTCTCTGCATCAAACAGGATTCCGCTGTCATTCAGTTTTATCTTCTTCATCGTCCTCGTCTTTATTGGATATATGTTGTGCATATACAACAACGGTTAACATCGCCACCATAATCAGCATGGCGATAATACAAAATGCAATTTTTATCATTTTTTTGTTTTTTCTTCTCTTATTCTTTTGCAAGTAAACTCAACCTTAGCCTTGTATTTTGAGTTTGTTAGGTAATCGGCGTTGTATATCGCATTAAATGTTTTAATGTCTTTTATTTTATCAAATACAGGCTCAAAGAACTTGTAATTTTTTTGATACTGTTCGTTATTCTTCCACAAATCTATTAGCGTCTCAGAGCTTTGCGCACCATTCACCTCTTGAATCAAAAGCAACAATGCTTCTTCTTCGTTGCTTGGGAGTTTCACTTGCTTTTTCACTTGCTTTGGTTTTGCCTGACTCACCGTTGCAGTTGTACTCTGTTGTGCAGCTTGCACTTGCTGCGCGTATTCAGTCGTATCTGTATCTTTTGTGTCGTCAATAGCAAAGAGATTACCAAGCGCATATTTCCTTGCATAGCTCGTGGCTGAGCCTGTTATCTGTGCGACATCAAGTTTACCCTTAACATCTGCTTCGCGAGCCATACCGTTTGCCCTAATACTATCTTTCTCATCAGACAATATTACGGTGCATTTAACATACACCCTATTAAGGATTACAATAATTTCCATTTCGGTTGTTAAGGTTACTCCAAACTCGCGAAGAAACGGTTTTAGCGCGGACAAAATACTCTCTGCGCTTCTATATTTGTAGCCAAGGATACATTGCATATCCTTCGGCGCTTCCAATTTCGTCTGAATCAGATTCAGTTTTTCATGTAATGTCATTTTATTTTCCATTGTGTTTGAAATTAAAAGGCCGTCCGTACTTGCAGGTACGAACGGCCACCTTAGTATGAATTATGTATGAAATTAGAGTAAGCGGAAGAACTAATTATCCCAATCCGTTGCGACCGCTCGGCCCTGCTGACTATTGTCGCCAACCGTCAACAAGTAAAATATTGATAGAAACATCTTTCTTATATATAGCAAAAACGTAGTTGTCAAAGATTTCCATTAATGAGCGAATCTATTTCTGGTATTTCGTGTTTATCGCTCCAATGAGAAATCAGAATCATCGTGACGTAGATAAGCAAGCATGCAGATGCTTTTGTCAGTACCAAAAAGGCAATAAACCTCAGAGTGCTCCAGCTATCGTCTGGCATAGCGATAAACAATATTGCCGCCATAAAGCTAACGGCAAAGAGAACGTAATATCTGTAATTTGTAAATGCTTTCATGATTGTAGTTTTTTATTCTGCGTCACTTTTTCCATTACTACTTGAACCTGCCACCCATCTTACTGATCTGAGAACCATTATAGCGGCGGGATGGGTATCACAGCTTACATCACTTTCAAATACAAAGATTATTTCGCCAAACATGCCGTTTTCTCGCTTTAAACGAATATCCATGCACCGCTTATTCGATGCGTTGATTTCATCAAGTCGTTTATTAAGGTCGGTAATTAAAACATCTGGCGTATATTCTTCGCCGAACTCTAGAAGACAATTCTTGTAGAATTTAAGGTACTCGGCAAGTACCTTTTCTTTCATGTTTCTTCTTTTACAAGAGACTGAAACAACAAAATAGTATTCCTTCTTCATAATATGTTTTTATTGGTTGGTGAAGGTGAGAGGAATCGAACCTCTTATCTCACATATTCTATTTAATCAAATCATAACAACTATGGAACTTCCAAAAGTATGAGACCCAGTCTCAATCACCTGCGTGTAGCTCGCTGCGGAAATCTTCTCGCCCATAACTTTTTACAGATTCACAGTTTCATTTGCGATGCAACTCTTTGCACCTCGTGAAAAGAACCGCAGCGAGCTTATATCAATAAAGGAAATCGTACATCAGCGATTGTTCATGCTCCTCGTACAATTTTGCCTCCTTTTCAAGTTTTTCATACGCCTCTCGTTTGAGAGTTGCGTATAGCCCTGAATATTCGTTTAGGATAAGGATTTTCAATTTCACGTCCTCCACATCTTCTTCTATGTTGTAGACGGAACAATCGCTACATTGCCAATCTTCATCAACGATTAATTCGACTTCGTAATTCTTCTTGCCAATCTCCATGTAGAAGTTGGCAGTGAGATAACCGCGTGTGCGGCAGATACATTGCTCTTCCGCATCCTGCATCAGCAATTCTCTTATCTCAGCAATTCTCTTAATCTTATTCATACAACAAGGTTTTGAATTGGCTCAGATAGGTGGACTCGAACCACCTGTGCCGCCAAGTCCAAACGCAAACGAAAGGTGAATGCGCCAGCTATCGGCATATCTGAGGAGGATATAAAGAATTTATGTAGTAGTTACATGATAGTTACATGATAGTTACATAACTTCTCGTGGCAGCTCACGCGGTATGGATGATGCCGAACCTCATCCGTTTACAACTTCACGACATAGATAGTTACTATCACGTGATACCACTTTTTCGGGGACTTGGGCCTTGCTACTATATTTCGCTTCCGTACCCCTTTGCCAATATGTCAAAGAACACTTTTCGCTTTGTGAGCTGTGGCGGAATCGAACCGCCAACACCAAGCATAACACCAGAACACAAACCTTTTGGTGTAACCATTCAGCTCTTTGCTCATCCGATAATAATTGCGTTGAGAATTAGTTATGACATTTACGCAATATCAAAACCGAAGACGATTTATTTGGAAAATGCGAGAACGGACTATTTCGGTTTTGCTATCGAATGAGCTATTTTTCAATATTGTGTCATCCAGAACTTCTTTAAATCCTTGCCAAGAAAAAACTTCCGTCCGTTTATCTTGCTGAATCTCGGCTTTAAAAGGCAGCTATTAACCCATCTTCTAATAGTGTCTCTGTGAACTCCAAGAACCTCAGACGCTTGGCACACCGTGTATTTTGAATCATCTGCTATTTGTGGCATTACTACCCTCATTGCTTGCTCCTTTCTCTTTTTCTCGTTTTACCTTATAAACCGTTGCTATCGTTACATTAAATGCGTTAGCAGTCATCACAATTGCATCATACGCCTTTGTCCCAAGGTCTAATTCCCTTATATAATAGGCATATATCTTATTATACCTCTCGATTGTCGCCTTCCTTCGTATTTCTGATGGTATTTGGATTAAACTTTTTCTTGCCATTTTTATATATAAAATTTTGCTATTCTATTTTTTCTTTTTAATTTTGCACAACCATTAAGCAGGCAAGCTATTTACCTCCTTGGTTACGTATGCAAAGATACATATAATAATTATATATGCCAAATAATTAGACACAAATATCTAATAAATAAATAATATTTAACATTATGAAAGATAGACTACTTAAATTCATTAATTTCAAAGGATTATCGCAAAGACAGTTCCTCATCAAAGCAGGCTTGTCAACCAGCTATTTATCAGTTGTCAAAGATGATTTCGGCGTTTCTGCGTTGTTTAGTATTTCGCAAAACTTTCCCGAGCTAAATGTTGAATGGCTAAAAACAGGAAAAGGGGAAATGATTAATAAAGGGTTTGAAAACAAAGACAACGACTTTGACAAGCTATCTAATTTCTTCTTTGCTAACGGTGAGCAAAAACCTGTCATTACAGAAAGTATTGCTAAGATTCCTAATTTTGACGTGCTGGAGCTTGTGAAAAGCGGAAAAATTCAGAATCTGGAATATATGGGAGCATTTAATCAATTTCCACCTTTTGATTTCTATTTCAGAAACGATAGGGTATCAATGGAACCTCAATTTATGCGTGGAGATTTAATCGCGTTGTCGGCACTGCAAGAGAATGCGGTTATTGAAAGCGGCGCTCCTTATATAATAGACACAAAGAGTATTGGATTTATTTTCAGAAACATTTATGAGCGCGGAGATAAATATGAATGCAAAGTTTCAAATCCAAAGAGCCAATTGGAGGATATAAATGTAGAAAAAGGCGATGTGATTAAAATTTATCGTGTCGTTGGCTTAGTAAGAACAAATTTTTAAATCAAATAATCATGATTTCACAAAAAGCATTATCTGAATTTATTGACGTTTCCTTCAGCTATCGCAATCTTGACATCATGTCCAAAGCTGTTATTGCGATAGGCGTAATTTCCTTTATTGTTGGAATTATTGTTGCTATAATAGGAATAAATAACATTGGAAGTTATTACAAGGATTTTTTAGGGCAACAGCAAGTTGCGGCTGGAATAATGAGCGCTGTTTCTGGCTTTTTATTTTGCCTTTTCGGTTTTATCGGATTAGCGATAAATGACATAAGAAAGCATATTGCAACAGACTTCAACCTCAAATACGATGACCCAGAAGAACATGTAGGATAAAACAAAAAATCCACTGGCAAAATTAATTGTCAGTGGATTTTTTTACATAGTCTATTACTTTCTTGATTGCTTGGTCAACCTTCTTTTCATTCCTTCTTATATATATGTCTGCGATTTGGTATTGTGGCTTGTGGCCAAGAGCGGCATCAATAACAGCATCTGGAATGTCAATGTCTGCGGCGATAGTCGCCCATGTGTGTCTTGCCCAATAAGTCGTAAGATGTGGAAACAAGGGCTTGAATATTTTTTCTTTCTTCACTCGTCCATATCTGTTTCTCACATTAATAATGTCTGTCTTTCCTATCTTCTGTAAGTTCTTGTTTATCGTTCTAACGAAAGACCTTTTATCCTCATGTGTCTCTCCGAAGTTAAGCAGTTTCTTTTCTCCGCGATATTTTCGTATGAGCTTCATTGCTTCGTTTGGAATTTTAAGACTGCAAAGAACTCCTGTCTTACTCCTTCGATATGTTATTCTCTGTTCTTCGTTGGGGTGAGGCAGTTCAAGCAAATCAACCATGTTTATTCCTGCGCAATAAAAGGAGATTAAGAAAATATCAATGTATTTTTGCTGATAATCTTCGCATTTGAAATTCATCAGTGATAATAATTCCTTGATTGTCAAAGAGCGTTTTTCAGTCTGTTCAGATTTTATTCTGAATTTCCTGAATGGGTAATATTCTTGTGCTACATAATCTTCGCGAATTGCCTCATTGAATAAGGCGCGAAGATTGCGCAAATGAATGGAGCGCGTATTTACTGAGTTTCCTTTTGCCTGCATCCAAGTATCGAAATCAACTAACCATTTGTAATCAATCTCCTCAAATGATAGATTGTCAATATCGCAATAATTGCCAATCTTTATTATTGTGCCTTCGTAAACCTCTTTTGTTCTATCTTTTGTCTTCCTTGAAATGAATATCTTGAAATATTCTTTGATATAATGTGGCCGCTCTTCTTCTGTTTCTTCGCGAGGATTTATTTGTTCACGTATATCTTTTGCCGTCATCTTGTCAAGATTCTTTGATGAACTTAATAAGATGATTTGCATCCTAAGATATTCAAGTTTCGATTTTAAAACTTGATTCAATCTCTTAGCCAGAGGAGTGTTTATTACCTCTCCATTCAGCCATTCCTCCTTTTTTAGAAACACAGATGTCGGAATCATAGAAGATGTATTATTGTGCCGAATTACAATCTTTACACAATATTTTCCAGATTTATTTTTCGCCCTTGCATCGAGGTACAGATTAATTTTTGCCATTTGCACGGATTTTGCACGGTTCTACATTTTGATGGATTGCACGTGTTTTGCACGGATTTTCGGCAAATTTCGGCATAATACGGCATAATACGGCATAAATTTACGGCTTTAACATTTAAATATAGAGCCAAAAATAACCGTTGACGATTAGCAAATGTCTAATTATCAACGGTTTAATTATTGTCGGGGTAGCGGGATTCGAACCCACGACCCCCTGCTCCCAAAGCATTAGTCTTACACTTGTAAGTGTATGATATTTAATCGTTTATCTGTTTATGTAAAATCACTTGCACGGATTTTGCACGGTTAGGCGTTATTTGACATTGATTGTACATATCTGTACACCTTATTGCAAGGCGCATCCTCATCGTCAAAGAAGAATGAAAACGCTGCTAAGATAATCATTTCATCTGACATAATCTTGTTGAAATCTGCATAAGCGTAATTAAAAGCAACATATTTATCCCAGTCCGTAACACAAGATTTAAATTTCAGTTTTTCTGTTGCTTTTAGGATTTCATTCACTGACCAGTGAGCGCCTTTGTGCTCTGCTCCGTTTTTATCCGTGTAGAATATTCTTTTAATTGCTTCGGCTGCACTTTCCCCATTGAAATGAGAATCTGATTTGTTTGAGATAGCAATATATAATTTCATGGCGTTTTGCTTTTAAACTCAGAGAAATTTAGTGGTAGGAAAGAAATTTCCTACCACCTTTGTTTTACGGCGTTGTTGTCGTTTTCAGAGCTGCGATAAGCTCCGCATTCTGCCTCTGCTGTGAGAGTTCCAGACGTGCATCATTGTAGCGCTGCTGCAAATCTGAGTTCCAATGACTGTTAAGTGTGTCGATTATGCGTTGCGTATTGTCCTGCCCTGCGCGAATAATATCGCATTTGTCCTGCGCATTTTGAAAGCCAAGAGCACTAAAACCGCGTTCGATTGACGAGTTAATGAAATTCATACTCTTATTCAAAGATTCTGTTTGGCCTTGAATTGCAAGCTGATTCTCATAGCCCATTTTCAAAATACCCTGCTGTGTGTTGCAGCAACAATTCTGAATTGCACTTATAATGCTGGCATCACCTCGCTCAGCCGCATTGATAACACGTTCAGCACTGAAACCTACCTGCCCTGCAACGTTATCTACTGCCGAACGTATAGCGCAAACGGCCTGCTGCAATTGGTTGAAGTCGCAATTAAGATTTGCGCCAAGCGTTTTGAGGGCATCATCGTTACCCTTGACTGCTGACATCAGCAAATCTGCATTGTGATTGTCGGCCATCTGTGAGCGTAGAGAGGCAATCTGATTTTGGATTTCTGCATCCTGCACGGCATTCCCTCTGTTGCCAAAGCCTCCGAATCCTGCACCGCCAAACATTGCAAGAAACATCATATAGGCAAATGGATTATTCATCCACTGATTACCCATGCCTCCGTTCATCATCGCCGCCATTGCCATAGGGTCTGTTTGTTTGTTGGCCATCGCTGCATAGGCCAAAGCATCGTTTCCCTTGTCGCAACAAATCACTTTTTCAATTCCTTCCATAATAAATTTGTTTTTTTTAGTTATGAAACAGGACTTTCCTGCTTTCTAAGACAAATTTCGGCTGTTGCGATTTGTTTCGGTTTTGTGAAAATTGTAATCTGTTTGTTATGTGAAAGGCTAACAGCATGAAGCAAAAAAAAGGCTCGCCACAATAGCTGTGACGAGCCTTTTTCGATTATAATTCGGTTATAATCACGAAGTATTAAGACGGATTTAATTTGCTGGTAATTTGCCGAAACGCGCCATATTGTTTTGTTTGGCTTTCAGAATCAGCACCTTACGAATGAATTTAATTTACTGAAATTATAACCTAAGATGTTCTTCAAGATATTCACCGACCTTCATGTTTTCTTCTTCGGCCTTCTCCTTTAGTTTGGCAAGAAATGCAGGCGTTACGTTTGCCCACATTGTGACTTTGTTTGTTCTTGGGCGACCGCTATTCTCGCGGCGGCCGCCCCAGCCTGATTGCTTATTTGTCATTGTTCTTTAGTGAATTGTAAATGTCCGATGAAATGTCTTCTGGTATTGCTATTAAATATTCATCGCCAATCTTCGTTCTTATTTTTATTCGACCTTCTCCTTTGTTGTTAAAGAGCATTTCATGGATTGAAGTGTTACACTTACCGTAGATGCAGCTCGGGCCATTAGTGTTGTTATAATTGTAGTTCATTTCGATACCATCTACATGTAGAACTATATCATGAACCTTGACATTTGACGCTGTTTCAGCATCATATACTGTCACATCTAACTGAATGGATTTTTTATCCGAGTTACGGAATATATAACGAGTTGTTATGCCTCTTATTATTTCTTTCATGATGATTTTATTTTTCCATTATGTATTTTTTGGCGGCCTCTAACACGCAAATAGATGTCGCAATTGTCTGTCTTTGGCCAAGTGGCCTGTCCTTCATTAAGGACATATTGGCTCTTATAATCACATCAATGCAATCAACGCAATCTTCTCGGCTGAGCTTTGTGACATCAACATTTTTTTGAATGATAGTTGAATAATACTCCATTCCTTTTTTGAGCAGGCTTCTAACCGCGGTTTCAGTTGGATTCTCGCCCATTGAGCGAACTATCTTCATTCTGCAAGAGATTCCATTTTTGCTTAACCCGATTCTGTAATCACTTCCTGTTTCTTCTATTTCGCCATCAATGTAGTCAATCTTTGCAATAAATCCGCTATCCTTGTCGGTGCAACATATATAGTCACATTCTCCTTTTTTGTGCTTTCGAGAAGAATCAACGATAAATAATGGTATTTCTCTTTTCATTTTGATTAATTAATCGTAATAAAAGCGTTCAGTTTCGTAAACAGTTTGTTTGAGGTCTGCAACTTCGCCGTCTTCATCATAAATAGCACAGTCCTCTCCTTCATATACTTCATACCAAAAGTTGTTATTATGTTCATAACAATTGTCTTCGGCACAAACTTCGTCGCAACCTTCTGTGTTCTTGGCGCAATAATCTTTGGCTTCCTTTAATGTTTCGAACTCGGCAACCTTATTCGTTTCCACATTATTGCTGTAATAAACGCTATATTTCATGAATTATAGACTTAACCGTGTTGTCGAGGGCTAATAAATTTACCAACAGAATATATTATAAGTCATTTATTTCTATCTCAGAATTAAAATAGTCCTCATTTTCAGGAAATGGGAAAGAGGATGGTGCAGCCAACGGCAATTGAACATTATTAATGCGAATCTCATCGCCAGCATATAATCGCATAACACTTCCATCTTTAAGGCTGATTTGACCAAGAAGAACGCCATTTGAACATTTAGACCTAATAATTTGTGAAGGTGATTCTATAAACTGAGCAACGTCAGATAATCTAACCTCATTGAATTTAGATGCTTTGATTTTCATAATTTCTTGCTCATACCCTTGAGGCTTTTTGGAGGCTTCTGGTGCGCCTTATTTATTATAAATATTTATTTCCTAACTTAACCAAGAGGTCACACATCTTCTCGTTTCCTTTGTATTCGCAAATGAAAGACTTGTTATAGTCATTACGGCCATATTCTCTTGATGCCCAGAATAATTGTCCTTCAATCAAGGTTGGTGTCTTAGTATAAGAATCCTTTTTACCATTTATATAATAACGCAGTCGATTAACAATCATGTGAATCTTATTCGCCTCGTAATATTCGGATTCTCTTGACAATTCTGTTGACGACAACGGTTGGAATTTATGTTCCGAGCGATACGCAATATCATAGGCTGTGTCCTTAATTTTTTTAGATGGAGCAAAGCTTCTGATTAATTCGCATACAGATTTTTTGCTTACTTCACCATTCAAATGGAAGCAAAGGCGGAAAATCTCCGTTGGTTCTCCACGTCTGATGATTGCGATAATTGACTTCTTGCTATATTTTTTATTCGTCTTCATAATTAGTGACTTACCGTGTTGTCGAGGGCTGTGGTGTTATTGCTATTTCCTTCTTTTCTATATTGCAAAGATAGTCATTTATCTTGAAAACGCCAAATAAAAACCAAGATTTTTTCTTAGAAAAATGCGTGAATTTAACATTTATATCTAATTAATTTACAACAAAAAAAGGCGCACCCGAAGGCACGCCATTTCTTATCCGATAATATCTTTCAGACTTTGTTTCAATACTCTGCACATGAGCGTTTTCATTCGGTAGATGCGTGAATTTTTCAAGGCGTTCACCCTCTGCTGGCTCATGCCGCTTAACTCAGCGATAGTGCCTTCACTCATTCCTTGTTCAATTAGGTAATCAACGAAAACCACACGTGCATTCACACTTCGTTCGCTTCTGCTTGTCGTGAACTCTTCGAAAGATAAACCGCTTGCGTTCATTGTAGCTTCAACGGCTTTATCAAATAATATCTGTAATTGTTTCATTTTTGAGGAATTAAAAGGTTGAATAATCTTTTGGACTATCCTCGCTTTTTGCTCCTCTTGGAATAAACAAAATAATACCACGCGCCAATTATCATCAGCAACACCGCGGCGAACTGAAAGAGGCTGTCTTTGAATCGCTGCAAAATCGGCGGTTTCTCCTTCACCGTCTTGTTTTCCTTCTCCTTTCTCGTCTCTTCCTTGTCCGTTACACTCGTCTGCTGCTCCTCCTGCTTAGCGTTGAAATAGTGCTTTGCGTCTCGGTTGGAAATGATTTTCTTTTCGCGTTCCGTATCGGTACGGATGACCTTGCCATCAGCATCAACCGTAACCATTGTTAGCTCGGAGATAAAGACGGTATCGGAAAGATACACGGTGTCAGCAATCGTAAGAATCTGCCGTTGTATCAACGTGTCACGCCTCTCTATCCTCACTGAATCTGTGAACTCTTTCTCAACGCTCGTTGTCTTTCGCGAACACGAAACAAGAGAGAGAAGAACAATAAAGAATAACAATGCCTTTTTCATATCATCGCTATTAAAATGCCTGCAACATCACAGAAGAAATCTTTCCACTCTGACGTTCCCTGCCCTGTGAATCTGTCGAGCAATTCCTTGGAAACGGCAACCAGTAGCATAACGGCTACCATAACCCATACTGGCAGAAAGATAAGCGCCATCTTGGAGATAATGGTCATTACGATAATATGTGTAAGGCCATCAATGCCAAGCGAGGCAGCGAAGCCTGCCACCTTGCTGCAAAATTTGTAAAACCACTTAATCATTTTTGTTCAAAATAAGATTGTCGTACATAATTGAATTAATTCGGCGCTCCCAGCCTCTAAGATTTTCCTGCTGGCTCTTGTCATTCTTGACAATACTCTTGACGAATAATAGGCGCATCTGCTTGATACGTCCAAACAACGGCAAACCGCTTGTGCTATTGATGGCAGCCAACGTCTTGTTTCCGATGATGCCGTCAACCTTCACGCCTACGAGCTTCTGTAATTGTCGCGCCGCCGTGCCAACGCCGCTTGCCCATGCCCAATCAACCATGATGTTAGCGACATTTTGGTCTGTCACATTATCCAATTTGAGCGCATCCCAGTACATGGTTTTAAAAATCTCTTCCCATTCGCTGGTAGTCATCGCTTTTAAGGTTTCAATCGTTGCTGGCTTGCCCTTTTTAGCGCAATAACCTCGCCACGTGTTAATCGTCACACCCTTGTTTGTCGCGCCTCCTCTGTCGTTCTTTCGGTTGCAAAAACCGCCCTCCCATGATAAAATGAAGGGAATTATTTGTTTGTAATTTGCCATCTTACTTCTCCTCCTTCGTTGCCTCCTCAAACGCCTCGCCTGCATCCTTATCCTTCTTTTTCAGCATAGCTACAATAAAGCGTTTAAAAGAGAAATTAAACTTCACATTATGTATGGCACACACGTGGCCTTTAATGCTATCCAGTTCAAATATGGCAGCAAATACAGAGCCTAACGCGCCGCCCTCCTCGTATGTACCTATACCCATAGGTTCAAGGAAAGACTTGCCAAGCAAAGCTCCTGTCATGATGTAAATCATGTACTCGATGAACTTGCAAACGGTTCTTCTCCCTGCTCTGCTATATCTGAACGATTCCTTTTTCACCTTCACACTCTCAGTCAGACCCAAATAAAAGTCTGCAATTATCATGAAGATAATAAACAACACCATCCAGCGAAGACCGTAAAACGTTTCTTCTATCTCTGTTGGAATGGTGTAATACGCTCCGATGCCTGCCAAGGCAACCAACGGGTTAAGAATAAATGACGATTCCATATTTTCCCTCCTAAAGAAAATCAACCATTCTGTAGTAAACATCGCTAAACTCTGCCTTTCGTCTGAACTTCGCCCACATCCAAGGAATCGGAAGCAGCGTCTTCCAATTGTCCTTTGCCAAGACATCATAGGCGGCAGTGTAGTACGGCATATCAGAACTTGACCACAATACGCGCCAATCTGGTTTCTTAACACTCAGTTGCACGCATTGAATGTTACTGAATCCTTTGAGGCATTCGGCAAGTTTTCTGAAATTTTCGTACACCTCTGTGCCTTCTTCGCATTCTCCCTCATAGGTAAGCAGATACGTCGTCTTGACTGGCGAAGATGCTGCAATGCCGTTTAGTTCTGCCATGAGTTTTAGCAGGGACTTCTTAGCTTTCCAAAGTCCATGTGCGGCAACGAATCTTCCTCTGCCCTTGTCCCATTTCACGCGGAGGTCAAACAGACGACAGCCGCATCTATGTTGTTGCACCAAGGTTTTCGATTGGCATTTTGAAAACGCGGAGACAAGGAACGACAAAAGGCCGTCACCTTTCTCTCCTGTAAAGCTGTTATGTGATGCAATTTTAATCATGTCTTTCAATATTATTTATTCAACGTTCCTGCCTCTTCCAGTTTATCTACGAGTGTTTTGCAGATAATTCGTAGATGATTGATGGCGAACTTTGCCTCATCAAGAGTGGTGACGTTTGGCACGGCCTTCAAAAACTCGTACTCGCTTTGAAGGTTGAGGTTGGCTTTCTTTACGCCGCCAAGGGTATCGGCTTTGGCAGGAAGAAGTTCAAGTAATCCTACCTTTTCATCATTGATATAGTCGCCTGTGTCAGTCTTTTCTGAATGAGTGGTAAGGCCCTTTCCGATTTTTACAAGACCTGTTGCTTTTTTGGATGCTGTATTTGTTAAGCCACCAGTAACGAGTGGAAGGAGTGATATATCGCTATAAACACGTTTCAAATCATTGTATAAAGCAACATCAAAATTAATGCCTCCTGCTTCGTTGTTGGCCACTGTTATAAAGGATGCTGATACCATATAAGACATACCAACATAATTAAGGTCTCCAGTGTCAGAGCCATTTCCGTATGTAAAACTTTTTAATTCTATTGTATCATAGTCAAATACAAATACAATATCATTCGCCAGGCTATCAAACCCTGCATTGAAAGTCTTTTCGTCTACACCGATAATTTTTTCTGATGCAATTCTGATGCCTGGCCCGCCTAAATTATAAGCATCTGAAAACCAATAAAAAGGCTTTCCGCTTATCAAGGAGGCGACTATAATATATGATTTATAGGAAACTTCTTCTGTCGCCGTTTCTGGGTAATCCAAATATTGAAGTTCATTTCCATTTAATTGCGTCAGCACTGCATCATATTTAGCATTCTCATACGATGTGCATAACTTCACCACCTTTAACTCCTTCTTCTTCGGGCTGCAAAATTTCTCCCCATTCATCACGATGTCTCCCTCTGTCGTGAAATGAATAATCGCGGGATTCGTAGCCTTCAACGCATCCTCTGTCGAAGTGTTCACGTCAAACCTAAATATGCGACCTTCAAGCTTTTTCCAATCTACTGTTGCCATAACCTTATAAAATAACAACATTCTCTGACAATGTGAAATGACAACATCTGCACATTGCCAAAGAATGTTTGGCCCGAAGGCCGTTTAACCACACTTAGTTAATAATTAATTTTTCACTTGTTTCTTGTTCTCCCCTCCGACAAGATTAATATTCGTAATCTCGATAACGTTCAAAAGGCGCATCGTAAATTCATGCCATTCCTTTTCAAATGGTGCAACCATCTCTGGCGTGACGTGAATCTTATTCAGCGTACCAATGATGTTGACGATAAATCCTTTCACGTTGACAGCCTCAAACATACCTTGGTCGTGCGTCATGAAGAACTCGTACAAATCAATCCAACAAAGACCCTTAAACACTACGTCCTTTAGAATATTGGTCGTGTGCGTCAGTGAATCGCTGCGCATTCGGTAGGTGTAACCGATAGTGTCGGCATACGCCACCTTGTTAGCAAAGAACATCATCGGAATAATGGTCGGCGTGTCCTCGATGTAACGTCTATCGCTATATGGGACTTTGTTGCAGAGTTCCTTGCGGATGATTTTGTTATTCATGAACACAATGCGTTCGCCCCAAAACTTGGCAACCTTGTCGCGGCCTTCCGTAACGCAATTGCCGTAGGACGTTGCATCCCATGAGCCATCCTCTTTAAGGATTTTCACGCCGCCGCTGACAATATCCGCGCCCGTGGCATCGGCTGTAGCAAGCAGTCTCTTGACAAAATCAAGGTCAATGTAATCATCGCCATCAAGCGTCATTACATAATCTGCACTTGCGTAGTCAATGCCTCGTCTGCGTGACAAACCAGCGCCAACATTTTCGCTATTCTCCAAGAGAGTGATTCCCTTGATTCTTCTGAGGATGTCAAGCGTGCCGTCTGTTGACTTGTCTTCAACGACAATGACCTCACACTTCTCTGTCTGATTCAAGGCGCTTGCAACGCTCTGTTCAATATATCTTTCAACATTGTATGCCGTAATGACAATGGCACATCTGTACGTTTTTCTATTCATATTTCTTGTATGAGAGGATTAGGCAGGATGCACATCTGTACACCCTGTCTAAATGTTAGTTTGGCTATGCCAGTTTCAAAAGGTCTTCCAATGCGGAGACACGAGATGCCAAAGCGGAGAGGTCATCGGTGGTGGCGGCGGTTTTAACGCCGTTTTCCCATTTCCATTTGAAATCACCACTGTTCAAACCAAATCCTATCTTATTGTCAAGGTCTATACCTCTAACGATAATAGTATCTGATTCTCCATGTGTGCCAATCTCAATGTTAGAACCAATTTTTACATTTGTTCCAATTAACGCATCGGTAAAAATCTTTGCTCCGTAATAAATACCTACTCTTGCATTCCTGTCATTACTATTTGATATTTCAAAAGCATTGTCAGCAGTAGTGCCAATGTTAATGCCTTCTTGTATTTGAACTCTATAGCCGATTCCTGCTCCATCTTGAATATATGCGCCTGTACCGATACTTACTCCATCCCAAATTTGAGCACCAGAACGAATAAGCACACTATTTTTGCCATTCAAATCCGTAATTTTATACCCTACTTCAGTGTTGGCAGTATCTTTTACAATCTTCACGTCCTGAATCCTTCCATCCACCGCATCAAGTTTCACCTTATCTGCAGCAGACATAACGCCAGCCTTGGTGGAGGTGGCAGGGTCAAGAATGATACCAAAATCAACCTCTCTCTTAGTGCCGCCCACATAAGTAAGGGTCTTTTTAAACGTATAGCTGTTATCTTCCCCAGCTACGTCTCGCTCAAATTCTACATCGCTGATGGCAGCTTCTTCAACTTGGCTCCACTTGGCATAGCTCGTCAAATCCTGCAAGCCCTGCAAAGCGTCCCAAATCCTGGTGGTAGCAGGGTCAATTGTACCAGCGAAAGCAGTAACACACACCACGTTCACGCCAGCAGGATAAGCCTTACCGTCAATGGTTATGGCATCGGTAATATTCCACACATCGCCAGCCTTTGCAGAAGTGAGAGCCTTCAACTGAGCGGCAGTGCATGAACCCTTAGTTGTGTACACACTTCCAAGGGCAGAAACCTTCTGGTCTGCGTAGCTCTTGGCAGAAGCGAGAGCGCTGTTTGCCTTCGTAGTCGCGTCTGTAGCGGCAGCACTGACAGCCTCTGTTTTCTTGGTGTCAGCATAGCTCTTCGCTGAGGTCAGCGTGGCAGTGTCCTTGCCGTCAATTTCGCTCTTTGAGTAAGTTTTGCCGCTTGCAGATGCGATTGATGCCTTCAACTCTTTGTTGATGTCGCTCTGCAATTTATCCTCTTCAAGGTCAACGACTTGCGAGGCTTCAACTGCAACGCCGTCACTCGTGTCTGATTTGATACGAGATGTGTATTTGATATAGTCGGATGCTACTCCGTATTTTTTTGCCATTTCTCTTTAGATTAATAAAGTTCAACATTATGGACGCTTACGCCCATCTTTGATGCCATACGATACACCTTGTAAGTGATACCAGAACCTGTTGCGTCAGCCTGCTTAACAAAGTTGACTGGCAACGGGCCTTCGCGACCTGCGAGGTTGTTTGCCAAGTTCGGCGAAACAGTAACGTCAGACGGAATCAGAACATAGCCATAGGGCTTTTCTGCCGTGAAGGAGAATTTATACGTACCGTTTGAATTGCTCTGTAACTTCGTGCCGTTGACCTGAGCAAGGAACTTGGCCATCTCAGCCGCATCGCTGACAGGTGCTGTCTCGTACGAGCTAACGCCAAACAAGATTTGATTGTAGGCATAAACCGTCTTTGATGCAGTTCTTGCAACGCCCTTAACGGTAGCATGTACATCAAAGAGGGTAGTCGAACTTGCATTCACCGTGCCAGAATAAACGCCAGTAGACTTCTTCGTAACGGTGACGGATGCGCCGCCTGCTGTCATCGTTGGCAGTGCATCAGCGTCAACATTCGCACCTGCAAACGTACAAGTGACGGTCAACGTGAATGCCGTTGATGTACCCTTGACGAAAGTTGCGGAAGGTGAAACGCTGAACGAAATCTTTGCCTTCGCGTCATTCTCCTCTTTAACCTTTCGGTTCACATACTCTGCCTGCGTGTCCGAGATTCCACGGATAACGGCAGAGGCTTCATACACGAGCGCATTTTCGCTCTTAACCACGTCAACGCGGCCTTCTGTGCCTTCTGTGTCAGCCTTTGAAGCCGCCACAGAGGCTTTTTCTCTAAATTTGATAAATTTTGCCATGTTTTTTATTTTGTTTTTAACTCATGAGTTTTATTATTCATCGGCCAAATCTTTCCATCTTGCGCCAGGCACTTCCTTACCTTCTGCATTAAGGTGAGCCTGTTTTACAAATTCTACATGAATATTAGGAAAGCCACTCTTGCCCATTGTTCCTGCCATAGTTACATTGAGCTTCATATTCGCCCACTCGAAAACCTTTGCTGGGAAATCTGAAAATTTCTTTGTCTGAACACGGACGGCCTTATTTCCAAGTTTAAATCCAACGGTCTCTGTGATATAATCGCCTACCTTTGTATAGCCAAGCAATTCTTTGGCAATCTTCTCGCCAAAATCATAGACATCCAAGGTGAAGCCTTTTTGTCCCTTATCACTTTCAAGCGTTGCGTAATATTCGTCCATATCCTCAACTTCAATGTTATTGGTTGAAGCTGCACTATCATTGAAAGAAAAACTATCCTTCACGATTGCACTAAACTCAAAAGCTGTTTCCCATTTTGAATCAATTGGGAAAGAGCCATCTTTCTCTACATCAAGCAATTTAACGCTTACGATTCCATAAGGTGAAGTTTTTGCCATAATTATTTTCTTTTTTAAAATTGAACTTTAATTCTTAAATTGATAAAATGTGTTTCATCGTTATCTTTCATCACATTGCTGTCTGAACTGATAGAATAAGCAATACCATCAACCATCAATGGTTGGTCTTCGGTTTCAGTCATCTCGTTAGTATAAGGGATAAGATTGCAGACATTTTCATACATCCGTGAAAGACTTTCCTTATTAAGACTTCCAGACGAATTGTCCTGCGCGTGGATATTGAGATTTATCAAATTGCTGTCTGCCCATTTTCCGTAATTGACAGACAGACTATTGACAGCAATATAATCACCTCGATAGTTTTCATCCTTCTCGTATGCAAATACTTTAAAATCACTTTGCTGCTTCAAATATCTGCAAAGCGATGTAACTACGTCTATTGAGTTCTTATATTTTTCCATCCTTAATGTCTTGTGCAAGTTTATTCAATTGCTCTGTCAACCATCCCTGTACATGAGAGATAACCTTGTGGCCTTTTGCTTCAACATATCTTGCATAATACATTCCTGCGCTCACTTTGATTTCCCAAAGTGCTGATTGGTCGGCATCCAGCGAATTAGCTGCAATTTCTGCATTCGCCTCGCCTTCTGCACTTCCCAAACCATCAAAGCCACATCTTTTCACCTCGCTACCACCGTAATAGATTGTAGCACAAATGCTACCGCGTAAATTCCGCGTGTGGTCATCGTAACCACCACTCATGCGGTCTGGATAGGCATCACGTGCAATATTGCACGCCTCTTCTGCTATGATGGTCAACTCTCGAAGTATTGCGTTGCCTCTATTTGCTGAATTGTTCTGTTTCTTCGCTCCAGCCTTTTTTAAAACATTCTCAAACCCTTCTATTGCTATATCCATAATTTCAGCCAATGCCCTTTTGTTGTTACTCCAAGAATCTGTCTTTTGGCATCCAATGTTGAATCGTTCTTTACGACCCTAACATAATCGCCAACCTTCGGAATCCTGCCGAAACATCTCACGTCATTAAGGAGAATATCGTATGATGTATTATATTTATAACCATCATTGAGCATTATTTGATTGGCCTTAGAATTTGGCGCAACCGTGCATCCTACGCTCTTCGACCAGCATATCTTTTCAATAATATTCAAGTCTTCATCCTCCTGCTTGACTACAGTCTGTAAGGATATTGTTGCATTCTTAATCATATATGTATGCAATAGATATTGTTGTCGTTCTCTTTCAAGACCAAGTCTGGCGAAATTCCAGCACTTTCAGCGATAGATTTAATTCTCTCCTTCAGCAGCTTGGTATCATAGCTTTGTGAAAAGCCTCCAGCACTCTCAGAAGATAATGAAAGCATTTTCGATAAACACAACATTGAGGCTAAAGCAACGGTCTTCCTCGCCTCGCTGTTGTATTCATCTGTCGGCGCGTATGGCGTAAAACGAAATCCAGCGTCTATTAGTCCCTTTTCCATAGATGCCATAGATTGCTCGTATGGCTCTATCTCCGTTGCAATAGCCTCAATAATATTCATTTTTTATGCTGTTTTATCCGTTTCCATAATGAAGAAATCATCAAGACCATTAAATACAGGCGTTGCCCACATATCATAGTCAATGAATCGTCCTTTTTCGTTTCTCCAAAAGCCAACAAGTACATCGTCATACTGACTATAATTCTTGCTAGGCAGTGGGTCAATCATCTCAAGAGGGTCAGATACCTTCAAAACGGCCACATTCTGAACACATTGGAACACAACACGGTCATCAACGGTCATGTTAATTGTACTTCCATCCTGCAATTTCACAAAACGGTCAGGCTCGATTGTGATTGTCGGCAACAAAAGGCTCTCCAGATACAAGTTCGCTTCGTTGAACGTGATTTTTGCTGGACTGATGTCTACCTTGCCAAGTTTCAGTTTAAACGTGTCTGCGAACTCCTTACTCTTGCACATCTTACGGAAAGTGCGTGTACTCATACGCATTTTAACAACCGTCTTACCATTGGCAGATAACTCGTCTACAATACGCTGAATATCAGAAATCGGACTTGAAGTTTCCTCACCCCATTTAACGGTAGGATGATACTTCTTTACACCCAAATCTAACTTGTAAGTCACATTTGACTTCTTGTTGTTCTTGGCATCAACGGTCTGTGTGCCGCTGAACAAACCTTCATAGTAAAGCAAGTCGATTCGCTTCTGTGGAGCGATAACTGCTTTTTCAAATGGGTCAAACAAGAATTTCACAAGCTTTGCGTAATCTTTGGAAGCATACATTGCAGGAGTGTCGTTTTTGAATTTATTTCGCAAACGACCTTCCATGTAGTAATACTGTTCTAATCGGTTATTATCCATTTGCCATTCATCACCCATGTGCGAAATTGAACCAACAAGCTCATTTGCACTTGGCATGGTATGCGTTGGCTTTTCGCCATTCTTGTCAATTACACTACCGACCATTGCTGCACTATACTCCGCAATTGCGGAACGATACGTGCGTGAAGCCTCGTAGTCAGTTGTGGCAATCTCCTCTTTCCAAAGTGCTTTGTACGTGGAGTTTTTCATTTGCTCCTGCACAAACACATCAAATCTCTTAGGCTTTTCCAGCTCTTTAATCAGACTATCCATCTCTATTGTTTAATTAAGGTTTAATCAAATATTTATGCGTAACGGTCAAAGCCTCCTTAATCGCCTCATTGATAGGATAAGGCAAGGAATCTTCGTCAATCTCATACGCTTGCAATGTAGGCGTGCAGCTCTGTTGCCCATCCAGTTCAACGGTGGCATAATTCAAGCCGATAACCTTGCCTGCGTTGCCATCGTCAACTACGGCGTTAGCTTCCACTTCGTTTTCAAGTGCTGAAATCGTCAGCTTCGTAAAATCGCTTGACGAATCATCAACCTTGGAAATTGTAGAGCCAGCAATCTTGTCACCGACCATGAACAATGAACCTTTGTTTACTTTAAGCGTTGTTGCAGCTTGTACTGCTTTTTCGTACACCTTTGCCGTTTTGCAAGCACTAACCATGCCGTTCGTTAGCAACACTAATGGCGTTCCCTTTGGTAGCCATTTTAACGTTGACGGCAAATTGGTTTCATCAATCGTGAAACCAGCTACACGCCGCACGCAGCTCTTTTCATCCCAAGCACCTTCTTTGATGTCTGTCGGAAATTTCTTCTTGTAATACATAACTTTCTTATTTTTCTTTTGTTTCAAGTGCCTTTTGCGCTCCCTGCATCAGCTTTACAAATCCTTCATCGGAATCAGCATCACCGCCAGAAGTTGGAGGCTCAGCAATTCCAAGAGATTCAAGGATTGCCTTACGTTCATCTGCATAATCCTGCGCAATCTGTGAGGCAACATTATCGAGGTCTTCTTCTTTTTCCAGCTTGTAACGCGAAATGAACTTTGCAGGAATACCTTTCAATTTCTCGTTGCTTGAAAGAACTTGCGATAAACGCTCAGATTCACGTTGCTGTTGGATTGGTTTGATGGCCTCTGCGATACCCTCAGAAATAAGTTTTGCAATCGCCTCTTTGGTCAAAGAATTTTCTTCAATTTGTTTTGTTTTGCCTTCTTCTATTGTATTGGGCTTCACATAACCTTTGTACTTTTCCTCGATGGCACTTGCATACCTGTTACCGACCTTTTGAAGCATGTTAACGTATGATTCAGCACCGTTTGCCACGTTACTAATTTCCTCATCCGTTGAATCTTCTTTAAGGCTGCTTGACAAAACGTCAGCAAGCTCTTCAAGTTCGTTTGCCTTAAAACCCTTGCTCGCGTACAAGGTTTTCAAAACTTGGATTAACTTTTTCTTCATGTTTCATTTGTGTTTAATTACATCCACAAAATTAATTGAATTATTCAACACAACAAAACGAAATGAATAAAAATATCTATCTCTTATACACCATTTCAAAATTCAACTCAAAAACATGAATCCCTTCCCCCTGGATATTCGGCGAGAAATTTGAAAAATTTCGAGCATCGGCTAAATATATATGGGTGATTTTTTGGTCTGCCTCACTAATATTACAATATATGGTTTATTAAGATAAGTAATATGAACCTGTGAATATTACTTAGATTAATAAATTATATATTGTAATATAGTGAGGCAGACCAAAAAATCCAAGGAATTTTCGAGATTTTTTTCGCGGCTTTTAAATGTCTGAAAATCAGAGATTTAATGCAAGAAAATATGCACTTGCAATGCACTTGCAATGCAAATGCATTGCACTTGCATAAAACACCCATTGATTATCAGCGAGTTACAACAATAAAATTTTTGAGTAGTCAAAAAACTATGTATTCATGTGTATTTTCGCGCTGCGTGAATATGGAACAGGTGAAAAATAATTGTACTTCTATCTAAAATATTAGCGAAAACATTTGGTATATATAAAAATTATATCTATCTTTGCAATATAAAAGAAAGGGAATTAACAACTAACTACCTAAAAATGAGAATTATGAAGTCAGTTTACGCAAGAGATATTAAAGCAATCACGAAGATGTTCAATCTTTCAGAAGACGAGAACTGGTTTTTGAAGAATTTATCAGATTCTATCAATAGCGAGAAATCAGAAATCTGCATGGATATTCAAGAAGTGTTGCTGTACGGTACAAATATTGACGACAAGAGAAACGCTGTTAAGGCTTTGTTGGTGTATTTTGGCGCAAAAGCACAGAAAGAGAACGACTTGCGAATGGCATTTGACCAAACCACTTGGAAATTGGCAGATATGCTCAAATGTGGCTCATATCAAGTGAAGCAATGGTTTAAGTCTATTGCAACGAATAAAGACCGATTCGGCAAATTCGTTGAATGCTCTGAAACATTTGGATTGAATTATTTGGAAATAGCATAAAGGTAACGCCCCGTCTAACCAACGGGGCAAATAAAACAATATAGAATTATGGAAGCAACAATAAATCAAATACAGGAAATAGTGTCAGTTCTGACATCAGACGAGCAGCAGCTACTCAAAGATACCATCAATTACGGAGCATGGGGCGATAGCGATTGGGAGTTTCTTGATGACAACGAGAAAGTGGAAACTGTTACAATGTATATTTACTGCACCAATGACGCTAAGAGAGCTGGGCATTTCAGCGGAAGAAAGGTATCTTCTATGTTCCGTTCTATATATAAGAAGCTATGCCCAGTAAATCAAAATCAGATAGGCAGATACATTTCACATTGTAATGATTGGTGGGGTGACGGTAGTGGAGATATGCTGTTCATCAGAAAAGGCTACTATAATGCCTTTGAGGAATGGGCATGGAAAAAGTAAATAGACTAACAATGAGGCTTTTGCTCAAAATAAACAATCAATGGAATACACAATAGAAGAAATAAAAACAATGCTGAATATTGTTTCGGCAGTGATTGCAAATAGCCATATCGAGCAATGTAGTGCTTTTGGCAAATTATATACCTCAACCGTTTACAATATTGGAGATTCCGATATAGCAACAATGAGGAAATGGATTGCGTATTGGAAGCAAACAATAGATTCAACAAAACCGACTAAAATTAAATAATAATATGAAGAATAGTCTTTCCAACTTTACGACAAAATGCTTGATTTTTAAAAGATTCTTCTATTTCAGGCTGGGTGTGACTACGCACGAAGTTGAAGACACTGAACAAGATATGTTTTCAGGAACTGTGTATATTAACCGACATGAATTTATCTGTGTTGAGAAGGAGAAAGACAAATATATGGTGTATATCAATAATCCAGACGGACACGATGGCGAGCAATGGGTTTTCGGATATTACGAGGATTTTGAATTGGCTATACAGGTAATGGATGTTATCATAGATAGAGGAGAATATCCTCAGCCATTATAAGTCTGGTGATGGTAATAAGACAATGAGGAAATGTGTTGCATATTGGAAGCAAACAATAGACGCAATAAAACCGACTAAGAAATGAAGAATTGATAATAACAATGTAAAACATACAGATATGGCAAAATTTAAAATGATAATTCCCAGATGGAACATTGAAGAAGAAACAGGCTACAAACCTTTCACTACATTCTGGCAAGATTTCTCCATTGCTGACACATACGGCTTGCAAGCCATTCAAGACACGTTTAACCGTGCCTTTGATGAGTGGAAAGAAGATTACAAATACCTTACTGAACTTGTACTTGTTCTTAATCATAAGATTTGCTACCATTATGTTGAGAATGGCACAGATGAAGAAAATGATAAAGCTTATCTTTACAATAAACTTTGGAATGAAGCCAACGACTACGCATTAGGAAACTTGCAAGGTGAGCAAGCTGATTACTTCTATCACATAACAGATTAAGCTAAGAGAAACAATGAATGATAAAGAAATAAAAGTGCTGCGTCACATTGTAGCTGAATTGCTTAATAACGTGCAATATACGGCAGAAGAAAAGGTTATTGTCGAAACAGAAGACGGAGGATATAGCATCTGCGGAACGCTACGAACTGCAAAATCCAAAATCTATAGCCTTAGTATGTCAGAGCTGAATGTAATGCGAAAATTCGTTGAGCAATGAAAGTAAGACTATTGAAGATATTAAGAAAGCAAGCCTCAAAACTTCTTGAATTACGCGACTATGGAGCGAGGTATTCCAATATGGCAGGCGAATGCAGATATGTACTCGTCAGAAAAGATAATGAAGAGTTCATGGCCAACGGCAATAATATTGCATATCTTCTAAATGAGGCAGATAAGATAAAGCGCAATTACATCCTTTCTAAGGTAGAGGACTACAGGAAGAAATTGGGAATAACAAGGCAGGAATACAAAATCATAAAATTGGAATAAAATAAATCGCAATTATGTTTGTGGTTAGATATAAAAGTAGTATCTTTGCGGTGCTAAAACTTTATTTGTTGAATGGAATCTTTAATTACATTAAAGAGTTACCATAGCCCCTTTTTGTCCTCATAGAGGATATATATAAGGCGGTATTGTACCCCCGTGGAATTGCTATAATGGCATTCCGAATCTACCATTCAACCAGTAGTTTTAGCAGCGGGAAAGGCAATACCGCTATTTTTATTGCCTAAAATGCTAAATATTAAATTAATTATGGTTGAAAATCAAAAAATCACAGTGATTGACAGCGAGGTTATTTGTAATCAACAAGTCAATGTCTATGGCACAAGGGAAAAGCCTTTGTTTTTGGCTAAAGATGTTGCAAAATGGCTTGGTCATTCAAATCCATCAAAGATGATATCAAAGATTGATGATGATGAGAAAATGGTTATTTATGCCAAGTTGAGTTTGCAAAATTCGGATATAAGTGATAGTTATATCCCCTCAGAATCAGATAGTTACAAAGCCAATAACTACCTTTTCCTTACTGAATTTGGCGTTTACGAAGTCTTGATGCTATCGCGCCTGCCAAAAGCTAAGGAGTTCAAGAAAGGGGTGAAAGAAATCCTTAAACGAATTAGGCTCACAGGTAAATATGAAGCAGACACACATTCCGATGATGACCATTCCAGAGAATTAATAGAAGCCCTAAAAGAGAATAACGCTCTGCTGCGCCAAGCATTAGAGGCAAGTACTAATACAAGGCAGCATGAGGCAAACAACCAATACTGCGATGATGCACCGAAAAACGGCCCTTTCTTCAATATAACAACGATAGCAAAGAAATTGAAGACAACGGCCCAGTACTTGAACAATATGTTGTCAAACAACGGATATATAGTCAATATTAATGGCTCTTGGTATCCTACAGAAAAACTGACAAACCTTCCAATGGTGGTGTATTGCAAAAGGACATATCATGTTTTCGGTGATGACATCAAGGCGTATGTCGCATGGAATCATCTTGGTTTCAACCTAATCAATCAGCTCTTCCACATGGAAAATAGCGACAAGTCTTTGTTTGACGAAGAATCGCGCCCTTTCTAAAATCCAAAATAAACAAATCCATCTTATTAATTAAACCACATAAAATTTCACAACAATGGCTGAATTTAACAACAAGAAAGCAAACGAGATTATGAACGGAGTTATCGATTTCAACACAAACGATTTCGCCCAGTGTCTTAACCAAATGGCTCTCGTAAGAGAAAACGTTTATCAGATTCTCAGTAAGACTTACCCAGAAGAGGAGGTCGAACACATGATGGATAATTTCAATTTTGATTTCCACTTCGGCAAGTTGGTAGAATCGCTTGGCTCGCTTCAATGGGAGCAAGTTAAACACAAGACGTTAGTCGGGTAAGCAAAGAGAATGCGGCACGCTGGCGGATTGGCTGGCGTGTCGCATTTCTCTTAAAATAATCAACAGGAAATAGTGTAGACTACAGCATATTTTCCTACATTTGCGATATAATCATTAAGGACAATAATTAAATATGTATGTTATGGAAACGATTTTTGACCACAATATAACGGCAGAGGAACACTACGCATTAATAGGAAACATGACAAAAGAAAGATTCCTTACAGGATTAGACGAGAATAGTTCAAATGTTTTATTAGCTGAACTTTATCATTTGAGAGAAAATGAAAAGAAAATGATGGAATATGTAAATAAATTACCTAATCACATGAAATATGATTTCTTACGAACAATATCTCCTTTAGATTAATTCAATTTTTTCTTTGAAGAAATTTGGTTCTGTTCTTAAAACATCTATCATTGAATTGTAATCGTCATAAGAAATTTTTGTTTTAAACATTCGTTCATAAGATACCTTCTTAAAATCATCATAGTAAGTATCATCTAACATCTTGCCTATCTTCTTAGTTGCAACACCTTGGCCAATGCCAAAATGCTTGAGCAAAGTTTGGAAATTGACGGAATTGTTATAATAGCCAATTCCGTTTTTTCTTATCTCCTTATGATGCGTAGCCCTTCCTCCAAATTTTGCAACAAACTGAGGGTAGGTCTGTCGTGCGTAAAATTCATTTAATGTCTCCATCAACGGAACAGCACTACTAACCCTACCATTTTTCCAAGCCTTTGAATGACAATGCAAAAATTCATGCCAAACGGTCTCCATTGCTGTTTCTTGCATTAAAGTCATTTCTTTATTATTTGCAATAGAGTGAAATGCTCCCTTCAACTCCTTCATCATATTAAAACCGTTTATTTCCTTGTTTGAGAAATAGAATTTAAATCCATTGCGCAATCTCTCTGTTCCAGCCACCTTATCGCAGCTAAAGACAATGTCCCTTATCGGTTTTGGAAAGAAAGTACTATTATTGTCGATGAACGAATACAAGACCTTTTTAACTTGCTCGTTTGTCATCATTTCTTTTGGCAGCACGCTGGCATCAATCTTAACCAGATTGCTTGAAAGGCTATAATCTATTTGTTGAGCATAATTGTCACCAAGCCGCATGCCCGAAAACCTTTCAACTTGCGCCCTGTTTTCACGAACAAAATAAGGCAGCTTATTACGTTTGGCTGCATCAAAAAGTTTTTCTTTGTTAGACTTGCACCAGTTCTTGAATACTTTCGGATAATCTTTCACGCGGTTTGGTGAAACATACCTGTTGTATTCAGCATCCGACATCGCGCGTAGCTTTTTCCACTCTTCACTATTTCTATCCATCAATATAGAGGACATAGAACAACGGCAGCGCGGATGCCAGCCAGTGAAAACAAAATCAGAAGGGTAATCGCCTTGAAGCTCGTCACATATATCTGTCAACGGATGGTTCTTCGATAAACGAATACGGATGCCAAGAACAAATGGCTCTTCGCTCCATCGCTTACAATTCGCGTAATTGTAGGCCATGTTTATTTCTGTCATCGCAAGGCGCAAACCGTTTTGACGTGCTGAGCGATAAACGCCGCGACCCACCTTTTCCAAATCTTCCTTGACAAACCTCACCTTTCCATCTTGACCTATTACCCTCCTGCGCCATTCAACGACATCTTTCTTCGTACCATCGCTCATTAGCTTTTTTAGGTGATAACGGCGATACATCATGTTTGGGTTATTTAGCTTGTCACGTACAGCACGGCCTAACTGCTCAGCAGAATTTCCATTCTTTAGAGCATCCTCGATAGACTGCGACATCGCCAACTCAAACTCTGCCTTAGTTTGCTGAGTGTAATTCCAAACGCTTGTGGATAGGTCAAGCCCACCCATATTATGTAACCGCTGCTCACGGAAGGCTTCGGCTGTCGTTTTACGCCAAGATTTCACATCGTCTTCATCGAAACGTGTCATTTCACTAAATGCCATCTGTGAAGTATTTGATGATAACAATATAGCCTGCGTAATTCCCGCTTGAATTGTGGCGGTCATTTGAGCGCAATACTCATTTAGCAATCTGTCAATCTTTTCTTTTGCTGCTCTTGGGCAATGCTTCGCAATAGAGAATAATTC